TCTTTCCCTTAAATCGAAGTAAGCTTCTTTGTTTGCTTCAAGTTCTTTCTTTAATAGGGCAGATTGATGTTCTACTTCGTTTGCCTGAGCTAATAGGTTATTTTTATCCTGCATAGCTATGCCTTTGGCAATATTAAGAAATTCCAAATCAAATACTTCTTCGAATATCTTCTTCTTATCTGAATTAGATTCTTGTATCAATCGTTTAATACCCTGACCAAACATAATTGAGTTCATGAATAGAGTATAAGATAGACCCAGCTCTGCATTAATGGCATCTTGGAGTTTATTCTTACCCTTTACATTCACTACCTCATTATCTTTCATAAAGATAAGCCTATCTTTACCTTTAGCTCCATCTTCAAGAACTATATTGCATTTCTGGCATCTGATAATTTTATAGATATGTTCTCCTTTTTGAAAGAATACCTCTACCATTACTCCCTGGTAATCTTTAGGTCTTACCTTTTCCCAGGTAGTTACTTCTGATACTCCCTTTAGGTTTTTACCATATATTGCCCATACCAATGCCGATAAGATAGTTGATTTACCTTTTCCATTTGGTGCCTTGATAAGTATGGTACAGCTTGGGTTTAAAGGTATATGTAGGTTTTCTATTGAACAGAATCCTACTACGTTCATTGTTGTAAATGTTAACATGATTCAGCTTTTTTAAGTATGTCAATCAGTAGTTCTTTCTTATCTTGCTCAGTTATACCCTTTTCCTTAAGATACTTCCTTGCTAGAGCTTTCTTAGAAAGTTGCTTAGTAATTTTATGGTTAGTATTTACTAAGTTACTAGTTTTCTTAGGTAAAACGGTATAATAATTGCCATCATCCTTAATATCCTCTTCGGATTCTACATCTACGAATTTAGGGAATTGCTTAAGGTGTACAAATTGCATTGATAAGTCTGAATAAATCTTCCAATAACCCAATTTACAATCTCTATCGGTTCTTCTTTGATGATTAGGTGCTCCTACCATATAAACCTTCTTTGATAATCTTTGGGGTTTATGTATATGACCACATAATACAAGGTCAAATCGATTTAAGATATTTACATTGAGATTTTCTACAGAATCAACTTCCCTACCATCGGTGTCCTTTGCTCCGGGATAGTCAGTATGAAGAAGAAGTATGTTCTTTACATTCCTATCTAATTTGAGTTTCTTAAGATATTCGCTTAGACCCACATTATTATCAATATAGGGAACCCCATAAATGTGGTAATCTCCATAAGAACACCATTTAATTCTGGTTAGATTAACACAGCTCATAAAATTCTTATGAAATACAAAAGGCCATCCCTTAGTTATCCTATCAATACGATTTACCGATTTCAAATCATGATTACCATCTATGTAAATCATCCTGAATTTTGGATAATTACTTTCTAACCTATCGAATTGTTCAGCAACGAATATTGCTAAATCTTGGTCAATTGATTCGGGTTTATGAAATAAATCTCCACAGAATAAAGCAGGACATTTGTACTTTTCACATTGACCTGCAATAACGTCAAGGACCTTGATACTATTCAAGGTCCTATTGTTGTTCTCATTGAATTTTGCCCATAGATTGATGTGCAAATCAGAGAATGCTATAAATACTACTTCCTTACTCATGAAGAAAATCGATAATAAGTTTCTTACGAATATCTAGATTAACTTCTCTTATACAGAGAACTTTAGTTTTACCATATATGGATTTGATTACTCCCTCTGTTGCACCATATTCCAAGAGTTGATTCTTGAATATATTCTTGTAAATATAACCTATTTCCTTAGTAGGTAGGAATCCCCACAAGTTCAATACATTATCCATTATAGAAGATATTAAGAACTGGAAGTAATTATTCTCTATTCGTTTGCCATTATCTTCCATAACCCATTCCTTTACCATTGCAGTAGTAAAGTCTAATAAAATAAGATGAGTACATTGTTGATTGAGTAACATCTTACAGGTTTCGAAGAAGTGTTCCATTTCGCATTTAGGAACATTCTTAGCTTGTTTGTAATAGAAATAGGCAGCTAAATCAAGATAGCTTCTGTCTGTAACAAATCTATCTCTATCTCTGAACATTTTGTTTCTTAGGTTCATTACCTGAAAATCTTCGAGTAACAAATCCTTTGAATCTCTTTCTAACATCTCTTTGTGAGACATATCTTTTGTTTTAGGAATTAAGTCTGATACACTACCAGATATAAAATCTAATACCGGAGGATATTCAGATACATCAAACTTAATCATCCCGGGAACTTCTTTTGCTAAAGTGGTTTTCCCAACTCCACTTGCACCTGCAAACATGATTTTCATTCGGATAACTCTTTAAAAGGTTTAATAAATTCTTTAGTTAGGAACGAAGCAAGAGAATACTCTATGCACAACTTCCTAAATTTATCATAGTTGAAAGTCTTCTTTCTTTTGATAGGCATCTTATCTAATGGTACATTACCTACAAACCAGAATAAGTCAATGAGTTTACGATTTCTTTCCCAAGCTTCTTGATACTCCTTGTTTGGCTTAGCTTCCAAATATCTGTAGATTGACTTATATTCGTCTAATATCTTTCTTGCAGTTACTGGACCTATACCCTTAAAACCTGGGATATCGTCAGAAGTATCACCTACCATTGCAAGATACTGAACAGTCTCATGTGAATGATAACCGAAGAGTTCTTTACAATTGCCCACTCGAATAACTTCATCTTTTCTGGGGTTTAATATTCTAACGTTCTTGTTTAACAATTGATTAAAATCCTTATCTGATGATACTAAGATTACATTATCCGAACGATAAGTATTAATAATTAGGTATGCTAAGAAATCATCTCCCTCATATTGAGTTTTATTCCTTTTATCAAAGATATAAGAAATTCTTAGCATACCCAATATCTTCATTATGATTGCCTTTTGTATTTGCAAGGATTCATAATCAACCGATATATTTTTTCTATGGCCTTTGTAATTAGGCAATAACTTATCCCTTACTGGTGAATGACCATTATCAAATGTTATAACTACTTCGTTTGGTTTAAACCTTGTAAGATACATATGAAGTGATTTGAAAAATCCGAATATTGCTCCACTTGGTTTTCCGTCTGTAGATTTAAGTTTCTCGAACTTATGAAAAGATTGATGGAGAATATTCTCCCCATCAATCAATAATACTGTTTTCTTACTCATCGTCTTCCTCCTCGTCATCTGACTCGTTAAATGATTCATATTCTACTCCATCTACTGGATATAAATTAGTAGTCAAAGCTTCCATCCTCTTTCTAGTAGCACCAATAGTATTTATTCCAGCTTTACGAAGTAATTTACGACGAAGTTCATCATCTTCTTCAAGAAGTTTTTGGAATTTTTCCTCCCCTCTTGCAAGAGTCTTCCCTTTGAACTTATAAACTCCACCTGAGGATTTTTCGATGATGTCATTCTCTACTAATACATCTTCTAAGGCATAGCATCTATCAAATCCAACTTCATGGAATTTAGGGTTGAAGTAAACCGGACATTTGCTGATTGTAGGTCTTGGAGGAGCAACCTTATTTTTAATAAGTCTAATTGTGACAAGCTTTCCAGCTTTTCTTTCTTTACCGTTTTGCTTAACTGTAATAGATTTTCCTGAATAGAAAGCAGCTCTGATTGAAGCATAGAACTTGAGTGCTGCACCTCCTGTAGTAGTTGTATTATCTTTTCCGAATCCGACATTTAGAGCAGTTCTTAATTGGTTAATATAAATTTGTGTAACTCCCAGTCTGTAGAATAATTCACTTCTGATACGAAAGTATTTGTAAAGAGCCTTTGCTCTACCTCCCATTTCTGCTTTGCCCTCTACCATCTTAGAATCTATGTTATCTGCACAGTCCATTGCAGCAATAGAATCAATTACTAAGAGTATTGGTTCATTCTTAGTTAACTGAGAACGTAAGTAAATTGCTAAATCTGCTACTGCGTCAGAAATATACTCGATTCGAGTATCTGTTAATACAGTAACCTTTTCTGGGTCTACTCCATTTGCTTCTGCCCAAGAGTTCATCCAAGATTGTTCAGCATCTACCCATATAACATGACCACCAAGTTGTTGACAAGTATATGCAAAGTTATATGCAATAAGAGATTTACCTGAAGATTCTTCTCCAGCTACTTCAAGTACTTTACCAAAAGGTATACCACCACCAAAGGTATAATTGAGAGCAAAGAAAGTAGAGGGTAACCATAAGTTTGATTCTACTGTATCTGAAGCCAATCTCATGATACTACCATATTTCTTTAATATCTCATTTTTTGTTGGTACCTTTAAACCAACTTTTGTTTTCTTTGCCATAATGTAATGTATTTAGACTAAAGAAGGTGATAACTGAACGAATCTAATTACCACCTTCGAATGAAACCATATATTAACTAACCTTTAAATGTCGGATTTGTAACGTTTCTTCTTTTTCTTTTTGGGTTCATCATCCTCCATATAGTGGTCTCTGTGAATCCCTTTCTTTTTTGACTTTTTCTTTGGTTTGTCATCCTCATCATCGTCTCCTCCATGGTCTTCATTCAAGAATTTAGCAAGAAGTTCTTCCAGTTCATCATAAGATTTGATTTGAGAACGAACTATACCTTCCAGGTCTACTGTACCTTGGTATTTCTTGTCCAACTTAGTTGGTTTACAAGCACGAGCAGAATAGGTTGTATCAAGCTTACCAGAACCAGAACGAATGATTTTGATATCATATCCATTTCTTGGGTCGGTCATATCGCCAGCTTCATCCTCATCAAGGTATAAGTCGATAATATCTTGATAAACAGAACGTGGAACTGGAACTCCCTTATCTTTACCTTCGTAATCAAATTTAGTTCCCTTTTCGTCTGCATAGACCGGACCACCGATAACATATCTTCTTCTTGGTACGAGAGTTTTTGCAAGTTCCTTGTCATCCTCATCTTTTGAGTTTTTCAATTCCTGGTATTTTTCCATGAAAGGGCAAGGTTCATCAAAAGTAGCCGGAGATATTACTACTCCAAGATTACCACCAAGATAGAACTGAACAATTTCGATACCTAATTCTTGGTCATCACCCGGAGATTTGATTCTCATACGTAAAGTACCTTCTTTAGGGAATACCAACCCATTGCCGTTTCCCTTAGATTCTAGCTGTTTCTTTCTAGCTAGCATCTTTTCCTTTGTAGAAAGTCCATCTGATGAAACTTTCTTCTTTTTCTTCTTGTCAAGTGCCATATTAATCGTTATTATTTGGTTCTGAGTAAATTACCTCATTCATACTTAACACCGTTAAAGTGTTCTTTTCCAAAAGTTGTTGTAAGCCAGGAGTAAGCTTTTCTGTTTCAAATTCCATTTCCTTACCTGCATACAAACCATAGGTAACTATTCTACCTATTTGCACCAAATCCCGATAGGTTCTGTATTCTTCGGTAATTTCACCAAGTTTAACTACAACCCCTTTACGAGGAACTCCCTCTTTTACCTGTTCTGGGATAATAAGACCACCACGAGTTTGGTTTACTTCTTTTGGTGATAAGATAAGAACTCTGTTTTCAGTTGGACATCCTGGTAATTGATTATCAAACTGAGCTGCTACCATAGCAGAAATGAAAGATAGTGAATAATTCATATTCTTAATTCGTTTTTAAAAGTTAGTAATTACTTATAGTTATTATTGTTGCTTCCTCATGTTGGCATTAATAGTCCTCAAGATATTCTCTCTAGACTCATAAGCTCTACATATTGAAATATACTTGTTAGCCTTTTCTACTGCTTTCAAATATCGTTGGTATATTGACTTATACTTTGGAGATATATTAGCCTTATGAGCAACGTAATCATTATTGAACCTTTCATTAGATTCTTTAATAAATATCCAAGCAGCAGAATAAGCTTCATCCTTTTCTCTTGCTAGAGCATCCCTTTCTTTAATATACTTATCTCTTAGTGAGCAAAGTATATAATAACTAGTGGGAGATTCCCTTAACTGAGAATTAATGATATTTTCATTAATGGATAACTCCTTAGCAATATCTATGGTTATGGTATTACCTTCGAATTTAACCTTTAGTTTCTTCAGTTCTATTTTCATCGTATATCTCTAATAAATTCTTAAAATCTTCCTTGGTATATTTACCTTCTTGAATTGCTTTGGATACCTGAGCTACTGCACATCTATATGCGATATCTAAACCAGGCAAATGAAGTAAAGATTTATATTTACCAATCATATCTAACATTGCCTTGAATCTTAGGTCTGATAGGTTATCTGTTCCACCTCTATCTACCAATGTCATAAACAATGCCCAATAAATATGTGTAGCATCTTCGTATGATAATCTTGCTTCTTCATCCTTCATTACACCAAAGGCTAGTTCTTCTAGTGTTTTCAGATTCTGCTGTAATTGTTCTACCTGAGCATGTATTCGATTGAATAACATTTTATCTCTACCTACTAATTTAAGGTTACATAAGTCTAATTGCCTATTCAAGTTTTCGATAGAGAAATTTAAGCAAGCAGATACCATATAAGCTAAAGCCGATAATCTGTTAGCATCTCTTATTTGTTCTTCAGTTGCCATAGTTTATAATATTTTATTATTTATGTTGTCATAGTATCCTCTTTCTTCACATCTGTATGTGATTTTGGATTTTCTTTATGATGTAAATTCCTATTACAAGCAGGGCATTTTACTAACTTAGCATCTGCAAAGGTATGTGAATCTACTTCCGAATAGTCATACTCAAATTCACAATCACAGTATGGGCATTTAGCTCGCCATATCGTGGGTCCGCTCAAAATCTTTTTCATAAGCCTTCATTTGTTTGTTAAACCTTTCTTTAAATTGCTTAATGTGGATATGTTTATATTTCTTATGTTCAGCCATGTACTCCTCTACTGAGAAATCTGGTTGTAACATCTTATTATAATCATACCCAGGGATAAATGGTAATTCCTCTGCCATAGTTCTACCAATGGTAAAGTCCATATCCATATCAACATCATCAACTTGAAATCCGAAATATCTTTTCGTACTTGGGTTACGTAGGATATTCCAGATTGTATATACAGTCCATGTGTTAATATCTTGAGGTTTAGAATACATATATACAGCATCATGTACTGTACAAGCTTCTTTCATCATTGGTAATTTACCTTGTCTCATTAACCAATAAACAAGGATAGCTCCAAAATTGGTCATATTTGCTGCAGCACCTTGACATGGGAAGTTAAGACCTAAACGAATTGCATAAGCAACTTCTTGCTTGTCATTTGAATATATCTGTGGGAGTCTTCGTTTAGTACCAAATAATTGTGTATAATACCCATGCTTACGAAGGAATTTCTCTTGTTTCTCTTTAAACTTCCTAATCTTAGGATGTTGACCAAAGAATACTTCCATTTCCTTTGCTGCTTCTTCTGGTGTAACTATAATACCCGCTTTTGGGTCAGATAGTTTAACTGCTAGCAATTTATTACCAATTCCATAAATAAGTCCAAATGCAATCTGTTTAGCTTGCTTTCTCCTTACCTTCCATAATTTATAATCTGGATGTGTTTCATCTTCATAAGCTTTACTTGCTTCTTCGATTGATACACCATATTTTGCTGCTGCTATACCAAGGTGAGGGTCTACTCCCTTAGCAAATGCTTCCAGATATGTTTCATCCCCTGATAGATGAGCCATCATTCTTAGCTCTGCCTGAGAATAGTCGAATGCCATATATAAATAACCTGGAGGAGCAACTAATTGTTTCTTGATATTTGGGTCTACAGATGTCTTTGGTATTTGCTGCATATTTGGGTCAGCAGAACTGAATCTATTAGAATCAGTACCATGTATATTATACCTACCATGTAATCTAGAATCATCTTGGACTTTTTCATGCCAACCCTCAATATAGGTAGTATACATTTTCTGTAAACCTCTTAATTCAAGTAGCTTATCAAGAAATATTGCTTTTGGAGATTCTGGGTCTTTTACAGTTAACCTTAATTCAACCAAAGTATCTTCATCTGTACTTGGCTTACCCGATTCATTATTTTTAATTACGGGGAATTTAAAACCAGAATCTGAATACATAAGTGCTGGTAAATCAACTGGACTACCAAGATTGATAGGTCTTATAAGTTCCTGCTCCTTCTTGGTAGTAAATATCCCTGCACGAATATTAGATATCTTTTGTTCCCTTGAATCAATCTTACGTTTATCTTTTGGGTAATTATAATCTAACTCTTCGAGTTCAGCCTCAATGGATTCGATATATTTCTCAATCTTTTGCTGATTGAATTTCTTTACGAACTTCTTTACCCTTGGTAAATCATAGATTGCTTGTCTAGCAGCATCTATCTTAGGTTTATATTCCTCAAGTAATTTCTTATTAAACTTCGTATCAAGGTATAATCCTTCTTTCTCTACCGAAGTTAATACCCGAGAATTGCACATGAATAAATTACGAAATACCGAATACATCTTTAAGTCCATTAACTTTTTCTCAAAGAATATCATCAATCGCAATGTATAATCTGTATCTTGACATCCATAATGACAAAGTGGGTCTAATTCTTTTTTATCCCAGGGTATCTTATCAAACTTATCTTGTTTCTCATAATCTCCGTGTTCTGGTAAATACCTTCTTACCATTGTCTTTAAGTCATGTGGTTTTTCTTCATTGAGAACATATTTTGCAAGCATACCATCTAAGCATGTACCTCTATAATAGATATGATACTTTTGATTAATCTGGTCATCAAACTTCCAGTTCCATGCAACCTTTACAATATCATAATTCTCAATAACCTCTTCCCCAAATTTCCTTAACATCTTCTTCCAATTCCACCCTGGTGAAGTATATTCTTTGGTTTGGAAATGGTCTAAGGGAATAGAAGCACCAAATCCTGGCATCCAAGATACCGAGAGAATAGTTGGCTTGAAACTTTTGTTATAGATTGGTTCAGCATTAGTTTCGTAGTCACAGCAAGCATAACCAGTTGCTTTGCAACAAGCAATAAGTTTCTTGAGTTCTCTTTTATTCTTAATTATCTTATATCTCGTTTCCATATATTATAAATAGAAAGAGGGACATACCCACCTGTAGTAGATACATCCCTCTAATATTAGAATGAGTCCTGTAAATCTTCAAGATTGGTATTTAGGTATTTCCAATCTTTCTTGTAAGAATGAAGAGAATCAATTGTATGATATAAGTAACCTGGTTTAACTCCAACCTCTTTAGCTACATATTCCATAAGTTTCCATGCAAGGTATACATCATTACCAAAATGAGTAACAAAATCTGAACTCCTTTGATGATAGCAAATATGTAATACCTTCTCTCCTTTACCATTCTGACGGATAAGGAAATCATAATACATAGAACATGGAATACGTTTACTTCCATCGAGAAATCTTAAATCCGTACCATGGAATATAGGGAGTACTGCCTTACGAGTATCATTATCCCTTTTAAGTAGTTCGATAACAGATTGCATTGCAGAATCACAATTAAATGATGTACTACCATACAGATATAATTGATTCCAAATACGTTCTGGATAGGTATAATCAAATCTACCATTTACCAGGAACTGTTCCCATAAATCTTTCCTCAGTTCCCAAGCTTTACCAGGATTTAATTCGTACCAACCAATTCTTTCATCAAACTCGGCATCTGCCCATTCTTTTGAATGAGAGAATACAAATAACCATACCGGGTCTCCGAGTGAAGTTAAGCAATACTGTTGGCAAATGAGTTCCTTAGTTTCGAATCCCTCTTTACCTTCAATGACTTGATTCTGATAGGTCTTTGGTTTTACAGTTTGACCATAACTGTTGAGTTCTCTGCCAAGTTCTGACATTAACTCAAAAGAATTACTGTAGATTCTCATTCTTTTGTTTCTTTAAAAGTTTCTTCTTATATGCTTTACGTTGAGAATAGGATATCACATTTTCTGGATATTCTATATCTTCATATTCTAATAGCAAGTCCTTTGCTAACAAAGCTTGGTATTCGTATAAGTCCGGACGAAGTACTTTAAAACTTCGAAAGAATACCTTAAAGGAAGACCATTCCTTTTCTGTACCATTTTGGATTTTCTTATAAACCTCCTTAACCCTTTTAGTCCAAGGATTATCTATACCCTTGATTACTTTCTTTAGGGGTTTATAAGCCGAGTACATTAAGAGTGTTTCTACATTCCCATACATTTGAGTCGCAAATAGGTTGATTTGTACTGACTGGTCCGGCCCATACACATATTCTGCCATCCGTTGAATTAATAGGAAGTCGAATATTAACCTTTTTGTAATCTCTGATGCTCTGATTACCATTGTAATAACTGGGATGTCCTCTTGAAATCTCTTCGAAAAAGTCGCAGCAATTAAACATTGTTTACCATTATCATGATGATTGTTAAACATATACGTAACATTGTAATTCTGATTATATTTGTTTTTCAGGATTCTTAATTTGCTACGTAAGAGGTCTAACTTATTAAAATCAATATAATTATTCAATAAGCTCGTCCACTTAGTTTCTTTGTAATTAAAACACCTGCCGTAATCAAAATCTGGGTCTACCCATGCTTTACGTATTTTTATAAACACATTGTATGCTACTGCAACTCCACTGTTTGCAGTAGCACCCTTATCAAAAAGAACTGGGTCTAACCTTAAGAAAGCCTCGTTCAATTTCTCCCATGCCTCTTGTGAAGTAGCAAACTCCAAAGAGTGGAGGGTCTCCTCCGTATTAGATTGAAGACCCTCTAATTTTCTATTCCATCCACTCATTAGTAATTTGTTTTTTGTCTCCAGAGGTTAAGTCTTTGTTTCTTAAAGAATAACCTATAGATTGATTCATCTGAAAATCCCTGGATACCCAAGAATCCCATATATAGATAGAAAGCTTTTACCAAAGAATACTGAAAGTCTAATTCCTTAGTCATTACTTGGGTTTGTTTCCAGGGTCTACACTTAAGAAGATTCCTTGCAATATTCAGTTCATATACTACATCGAATAATAATACCTTCTCTTCTTCATGAGAAGCTTCGCTTAAGGTATTAAACCCAGGAGTATAATCCTTTACTGATTCATGGTCTTCATCAATCATTCTAAATCGATTAACTAAACCTATACTACCTTCAGTAACCATTGCCATACCAAGAGTGATTATATCCTTTAAGTCTTTTACCTTAAAATCAGAATAATCAATTACATAAGAAGTTCCCCATGAGAAGATGTCTTCTGGTAGAATGTTTGCAAAGTGAAACAAAGTGAATAGGAATCCCAGAGCATCTCCTTGTTCTTCATTGGCATTCTGTAAATGATTAAGTACTTGAGTATATTCATCCTCTGTAAGTTGTTCGATATTCCATCCCCACTTCTTACATATCTTTACTACCTCGGATGTAGATTCATAACCTTCCATTAGTTCTTCAATAACCCTGGCAATAAAATCCTTAAGAACTACCTGATTTTGGTGATTATTGATATCAACTGGGTAATCCGGTAACTTTTCTATTTGCCTGTAGCCGTCTAATTGTTCTAACGAAAGAGAATACATAGCTTGTAAATAAGTACCCACTTCTAAAGGAGGTACTATTTCCTTGATATTACGTATATCCATTACTTACTTCCTGTTGAATTAAATCCACCTTCACCTCTTGTTCCCCACATTTGAGATTCAGAATAAAATTCTTCGGATTGAATCTCTTCAGGTTCTGTTAGATAAATAGGTACATGAATAAATTGGGTTGCTTTCTCATCTGCCTTTAGAGTCTGTATTACTCTACTTAGATTGATAATACCAATATGAATCTCGCCAACATAGGGAGAATCTACAATCTCGGCAGTATACAAAAGACCTCTTTTAGAAGCAAGCCCAGACTTATTAGCTGCCATGAGCATTGACTCTTGAGGTTCAATAAGAGGTTTAATACCTGATGGAATAAGGATTCTCCCTCCCGGATAAATCTGAATATCGGTTATGAAATTGGTAGTTGTATTTACTCCCAACACAAAATCTGGAGTAAAATGATTTGGAGATTGGTTTGCCTCAATTTGGATTAATTGTTGAGGGTCTAAGTTTCTTGGGATATAGAAATCCAAACCTGCATCACCTACATTACCTCTTGAGGGAGTCTTTACGTCTCTTACTTTAATAAATCTGAATCTGTTCATAATATATTACATTCTTTTAAAAGTTGTCCAAAGGTTAATCCTCGTTGAGGAGTTACTCCGAGTGAATGACAGAATCTTTCTACGTCATATTCACCCTGCATAAACAAATCAGCAAGAACATCATCTTGCCGTACATAATAATTTGGGTTGTTAAGATATAACTTAAACATTGCCCATATCATTCTTAACTTACTGACCTTTCCCATTGCATTCTCTATAAAGTTCTCTAATACGTTTCTTAGGTACTTCAAATTTCTCAACTGTTTTTGAGATAATTTCTTTTCTGTCTTTCCCTTTCCGAATCAAGCCTCGGATGAATTTCTTGATACCAACCGTGTCTTCTAATACATCCAAATCTTTGTATTGATTCTTCTGTTCTAATTCTTTCCTTGTAATGTTCAAGTTCTGAGACATCTTGAACGCACATAGTTCTGAGTCTCCGCATAGTTTACACTCTTTAGTGGATAAATCATACCCAATACCAAAGCATGGGTCTCCATTACTTCCCAACTGAGAAATATCCAATGGTGTTAGGATATCCTGCTTGGTTAAGTCTGGAAGCATTTGTTTTTTCTTTGCCATAATTAATCATCTATTTTTTTTTCAGTTAGTCTTATGACTGAATTTCCAACCTTCAATTCCGACTCATACAGTGGTAAGTAGGAATGTCCAATTGCATTAATAAATAGTTTCCTGATATCACCCAAGTGTTGTGAGTAACGCGAATCAGTATAAGTTAGTATTCTAACCTGCAATCCTGAACAGAAAGATAAATCAAAATATACTTTATACTCATTAGCCATTACCTGAGTAGATGATATATCAGATACCCATACCAATGTAGTACAATTAAAAACATGGAGAGGTGTTAGTTCCTCTCCAATTATTTTATCAACCAGCTTCTTATATAACTTAATAATCATAACTCTTAAGTGTTACATTTGGATGTTTACAATGAGGACAAGTCCAATCCTTAGTATGCCAAGGACCTCTTAAATCCTTTATATCGCTCTCCTTGAATTTCTTCTTGCAATGATGGCATTTGTATTTGTATTCATTACAATCATACTGAGATGAATAGAGATAAAGTATTCCGATAATCACTCCCAGTACTGTAAGTATTAATAAGTATTCCATATCTTTTATTCTTATGATTAATGCCCTATGTCCATCTATTAGATTAATTACTTCCTCCTACCGGAAAAAGTAATTATCCATAGTACTTAATAGAACAGATTAAGTAAGGTATTCTCATAAAGAATGAATAGGATGATTCTTCCATATCTTCTCTAACAGAATAACTTTCAATTCTTGTTTTTGATAATACTGCTTCCTATGTTTACCATGCCTATTAAGATAAGGACCTGGATAATGTAAGTCATCAAGATAAACCTTTTTCTTTGAGGAATCTGTTCTAACCAAACGACCAAGGAACTGAATAGATTTTTCCTGGCTATCCATTGATGCTGCATTAAGTAAATACCTAAGCTTAGGGAAGTTTTTACCTCGAGCAATGATTGTAGTTGATACCAGGATATCAATCTTGCCTTCCCTAAAGTCTTTCATTATTTGTTGTCTTATCTTTGAAGGAGTATCTACATGCACACAGGCAATATTATATTTACTTCCTAGCTTCTTTTTAAAGTATTTGCATAATTTCTCACAGTGTGCAATAAATTTACATACTACGAGTGCAGGATATCTGCCCTGTTTAATATTCCATTTAAGTCTGGCATAAACCATCTTTCTGGCATATTTATTGAAGGTAATAGAATCATCATATACCTCCTTATAAGATACTTCTTCTGATTCCCAATTACCATACCAAGGTTTACTTGGTACCATCTTTACGATTGTACGAGTTGAATAGCCTTTCTTGATAGAGTCCTTAAGTTTAAACTCTGCAAGTACTTTACCAAAGAATACTTCAAGATTCGTATTCTTTACTTTATCCTTGGCAAGCTTACTCATATAAATGGTACCAGATAACCCTATACGAACTCTGGTATTAAATAAACGAGTAAGTACATTTTGATATTGCTTACTACCTGCTTGGTCAGCCTCATCTACCAAAACCATATCTACCTTAGATAGTTCATTCTGATAGAATCTCATGTTACGAGAAATAGATTGAACCATGCCGATTGTAAAGTTACTCCAGTTTAATACCTTACCCTGAACAAATGTAATCTGTTCTCCCGGGAGGTATTTCTTAAATTCATCTCTAGCTTGATTCAACCAATCAGAGTCATTAGTTATTAGCAAAGTCTTTAATTGCTTCTTATAAGATAAGTAAAGAGACGACATAATAAGAGTTTTACCTGCATTAACGGTGTAATCTAAAACCCCAATTTGAAAAGGTACTTTACCTACCTTATTATTGATTACTGCTTTAACAGCCTTCTCTTGTTCTGGTCTTAATTTATATTCTCCTATCTTCGTAACAACTTTACTGACTTTAGGTAAAGGTTGTCGCATATCTACAACTTTAGGTTTAATTCCGTACTCAGTACACTTTTCATATACTGCTGGAAGTAAACCTATTTTAAATTCACCATGCTTGTTAATGTAATGAATCTTGCCGTCCCAGTTCTGCATACCTCTTTGCCTTGTACGTAAGTAGAAAGCATTTGGATGACGAATGGCAAACTCTGCATAGAGTTTCTGTGCGAACTTAAGAGGTAAGTCCAGTTCGCACATATTTCCGTTTTGTATTATTATCCTACTCATTTGATAATTACCGTTACACCCTTAGTAGCTTTATCCATTCCCATTGCTTTCTTGAGAAGTTTAATGTGATGTTCCTCATCAGCAACCAACTTATTCAATAAGTACATTACATCATCATAATCTGCCCGGTCATCGTGTAAGGCTACGTTATTCATAATCTTCTTGTAATGACCGATAGTTTCTATCTCCGAATCTAAGGCAATCTTCAAAGCACTTTCAGGAGAAAAACCCATTTCCACTTTAGGATAGATATCCATAACCGGATCCTGTTCATAAGGGTCTGCCTTTTGTAAGAAATCAGATAACTTATCGTAGTGTCTCATTTCTACCAAACCAATACCCAACATAAGTTCTGCAATTGGGTCAAACCTGGATGACTGCTGAGTATACATGAGGATAGCACTAATCTCAGAGAAAGGTTTATCCTTCAGTGCATCCTTGAACATATTAACGATATCATCTGGCCAGGGTTCGATATCCTTGAAATCTGGATAGTCTACTGACTGGTCCGAATACTTGAGTACATCGATAAAAGCATTAGCTGCATCCTCTACTCTGTTGCCTAAAAATTTTAAAGCTTTCATAACGTTATGTTTTAATTATTAATTTTCTCCCAGAGTGAGCCTTCAACTTGAGGTTCCTCTAAGGATTTTTTATTCTTATTCTTATATAAATACTTATTATACCTTTCTACTGCTTTATCAGTATATAACTGAGCAATATCTGGTAAACCATTACACCATGCTAGAGATTCAAACTGAGCATCTATGAAATCCTTATAATCCCAACCTTCTTCCTCTAAGAATGCTGCTACATAAGCAAAGTGAACATACTTTTCAGGATTCTTTTCATATGATTCATATATACCAGTTGCTTTAGCAATCTTACTTACAAAGTAATCATGTACCTTAGCAGTGAGTTCTAAATCTGCTGACTGTAATTTAATCTCAGCTTCTGTTTGATTAGTAATGTTATCCTGCATGGATATTAACCTTTGCATAACATTACGATAATCTGTCATCCTCTTTAAACCAGTCTCAATGTATTTAATAAATCCTTCCCGAGTATCCAATTTAAAATCCTCACAAAAGGTATTACATATCTCAGCAAGCTTTTTACATAAAGCCCATTCCCTTGTATTACTTTCGTTTATTTTACGAACTCCTCTATGCTTAAGCTTTATACGAGTAGCATATAATATATCGGCAACAAGGGAAGCATTACCCTTAGATGCTAGTAATATGTTAGTTACTTTCTTAGTTGTCCCTTTATTAGAAACAACCACTGCTCTAGTATTTATTGCCTCTTTTCGTGCAATAACAAAAAAAGCCTCAACTGGGAAGTTATCTACCTCTAGGGTATTTAATATTTCCTCAAATTGAGACTTAGTAATGTGAATACTGGGTTCTCTCATTTTACTCTATTACAAACTAAAACACCATTAATACAACCCTCGTTATTATCTATTGGGCATTTCTTCCCATAAAGGTTTTTAGTGGGAGAACCAAATGATACATAATATGAACCTCTATTGGTACCTACATACCAAGTAACATTTTCGGGTAAGTTTAAAGTATAATCCCTAACTTTACCATCAACCATCTCACATCTGAAAACCATATTCTTCCTTGGTTGGGGTTTTTCAAACCAACTTACAACTGGGAAGAAATATCCCATAATTAAAAGAGCAGCCAAAACTATTGAAGTCTTAACTACATAATCGATTATCTTCATATCATTAATATTTTAAGTTATATAATATAATAGGTAATCCTTATTCCAAAGAGTTTCGGATTTGAATTAAATCTTGATAACTTTGATACCTTGTTTGATATACTAACCTAAGAGTTTCCTTTCTCCCTAAATCGTTTACATCTTTTCCTTCTGGTAAAAACACCACCTTGACTTTTTTATAGGCAACGAGTTTGAGCGCAAGATTGATTGCATATTTCTTGGCGTCGGGGTCCAATAATATAATGAATCTTTCGCATGAGGATTTAAGTAGTTCATTGACTTGATATCCAGATATAGCTTTACCCATTGTGGCAATTCCTCTATCCCCAATAGTAAGGGCATTGAGTGCACCTTCACAGATGTATACCGACCTATACATCTCCAACGCATCATAATTAAATATGATAAATTCTTTGCCAACTCCTGTGATATCTTTGTTAGGGTTGTTATACCGAGGACCCTGCCCGATAACATTTCTCGCGTTATAATATCTAAGTTGTCCTCTGTAATAAAAGGGTATAATGAGGTACCCAAAGAACGGTTCTTTTGTCGCATAACCAACTCCATGCTTACACAACTCCGGGATGCTAAAGCCACGGCTTTTGACATATCCTCTAATGCTTTTCGCAACCTGTGAACTTCCCATTGAAAGGAGCCTAAAACTATCGGGAAGGTACAGTGGTTTAGCTTCGGCAAGTTCAACCTTTTCTTCTCTAAATTCAAGTTCATCAAATTTTCCACTGTTTAAGAAATTAATTAATTCATGATATGTTTCGAATCCTTCTATATCCATAACCAACTGTGAAGGATTCGGATGTTCATTACATCTGAAGCAATTGGTTCTATACATTGATAAGTTAACTCCCATTTTTAATTCCCTATGACAGTATGGGCATACTGGGAGTTTCATCCAGCCATGTTTATAATCAAATGCTCCAAGTCTTTTAATAAAGTAAGTCTTAAGTCTAGACTTAAACTGATTTGTTATTTTCATGGTCTCTAATTGCTTTACGAATTACCTTTCGGATTCTCTTTAAATCCTCAACGTCTAGATTACTGATAGAAGTTGTTTGCCAACCATTGTGGGATATTTCCAAAGCTAATCCATCAGTCCATCTGTCTTTTACTACTTCTACCTTTTTAGTTCTCATATATCTCCAGTTGTCCTTTCTCTTTTCTTGGAATCAGCATCAGGATTACCTTTCTTAAAAGATTCTTCAAGCTTTTTACCATATAATTCATCGTAGTTCTTTCTTTGTTCTTTAGTAAACTCAACACATCTTTGCCTTTCTACATCGCATTTGAATAAAGCTCTACCGGAAGGAAGACCATCCCTTTGTACTACAATCTCAGAACGAAGGATATTATCTTTCTCTTCTTGTTCTGTACTGTTAAGACCCATTATAAATTGAGCATTACGTACAATGGCAATAGAACCAGATATATCATTCTCATCATACTTAGTTGCTTGGTGTTTCTTACCTTCACGAGTAATATGATGAGCAGTCCATACAATATCTAAATGCAAATCCTCAGCAAGGTTTTGTAAGTCAATATATACGTTTGAAATTCTATCGAAATCCTCTTTATCTTTTGCAATAGAAGCAAGCTTCCCTGCATAGTCAACCATCAATACCTTAATATCAATTCCCTGGCTCCTAAGAGTAAGTATCTTCTCCCTTATATAATTGCAGTCAGTAATCAAGGCAGGTACTCTTTCAACGATTAATTCAACTCCAAACCTTGCAAGTTTTCTTAAATGCTTAGCCTCGAGTTTATCATAATCTCCAGTATATAATTCCTTTTTAGTTTTATTGATACTTGATTGAATGAAACGGTCCATGATTTGTTCTTGACCATTTTCTGTATCCACATAATAAACTGACTTCTTCATTCTAAGGTAACCTCTTGCAAGGTTAACCATGAAGAATGTTTTCTTTGCTTTAGGTTTATCCAAGATTACATTGATTGATGCACCTGGGAATCCTCCCGCATTGGTTAAATCGTTTAGTTGCCTAAATGGGCATGGTACTACTGAGGGTTCTGCCTGCCTTTTAAATTGACGTTCAGTAACATCTCGAATCATGAATAAAGGTTCATCCTCCTGTTTAGGTCTACTTCTTTGTAAAACCTTCTCTACCTTTCTAGAATATTCTTCGTACTGTTCGAAGTTATCTAAGTCGAATGAATCATTTAAGTTCTTCATTTCAACATAAGTAGAGAACTGATAGATTTTCTCTTTAATATATTCTGAGTCGGATAATTGAATTGAATAAAGATTTTTGATAACCTTCTCGATGTTTGGGATATCATCCTTAGTAACCAGGTCAACATAGTTTTTAGATTCTAGCATTTCTCTGAGTACTTGTTTAAGGACATTCTGTGAGGGTATCTTTCTTTGCTTCTTGAAGTATTTAAGTATACCCTCACAAATTAAGGAATGTTCGATAAGTACTAAGTAGCTTGGTTTTATTCTGCTCAGTACTAAACCTCCTTCCTTATCTTGAATGATGAACCTGAGAATCTCTAACTGAAAGTCAGGTGCAAAGCTAAATTTAATTTTATTCTTTTTCATACATTATTATATTGCAATATTATATACTAATAGATTTTGATAGTCCTCATGTAGTTCTGAACTCATGTCCACAATATCTAGTCTTCTTATCCTCAGCCGTTCGGTGAAATTTTTTGATATTCTTATATTATATAAAATATATTTATTATATTTGCATAACGAAATACTTAAAGAATATGAGGAAATGTAATGGAAACAATGGTTCAGAGCTTCATAGATTAAAACCCATGCAGGATTATGATGAAGCAATGTTTAATCGGTTATACAAAGTTTGTAAGCCAGTTATTCGGAACCTTACCAAACAGATTGATTACAAAAGGTTTAACCTTACGCCAGATATAATATCTTCTTATTTCTGGGATAAAATGTTATTTGTTTTTAATAAGTACTACGGTACTTGTAGTGAAGAACATCTTAAAGCAAGAATCCTTTCTTCTCTTGCTACATTTAAGAATAAGCTTCTTCGATTTGCCTATGGAGAGATTGCAGAATACAATCAGAACCTATTTAAACTTGAAGACTTATTTGATAATGATAAAGAGTTAGAAGATGACGATGAAGAGGTTAAGGCTAAGGAAGAAATGCTTGAATTATTATATAAGTATATGAAAGAGAAATTATCTCCAGATGCCTATATGGTATTTGAAGTATTACTTACTCCACCTCCTTATATTAAAGAACGAATTAAAGATGGAGAAAGAATCACCAATATAATGCTGGTTGAGTTCTTTGATATGCCTAGAACTAAGAAGTCGGTTAAATACATAGGAGAACTCAAACAAGATATCTTATATTGGGAAGAGAAAGCTAAAGAAGAACTTCACTACTAAACACAAAAGAAAAGGGGCGTTTCCCAACGTCCCTCTCCTATAATCCATAAATTAAAAGTTCTTTGTCAACAATATAAGTAGTTAAGACATAATATTATAGTTTTATAATGTATGCCAGTACGTAGTAAGGTGGCCTATTTTCGTGAGGTTGACCTCCACCTGCAGCCCTGGTATCATGGTCCCATAGGCATACATAAGAATTATCTCTATCAGTTTTATTACTACCAGAAAGGTTATTACCAATCCATTGAGTACCATTAGCTCCCACCAAATCTGAATGAGCCTCGATAAAGTAAGCATCTGCGAAATTGTGAACGTGAGATGGAATCTCTTGAGTTGAAAGAGTTACTTTTTCTTGGCCACCCGTATTACCAATCAAATTGTAATCCTCATTACCTGATGACCAGCCAACAATAAACTTACCCGATAAGTCTGGTGTCTGTAAGTCTTCTACAATCTGACCATTACATAAAGCCCAACCTTCTGGTACAGAAACCCCATTCCACATGGCAATTAGTCCTCTTGGTATATTAGCTCCTGCCATACCACCAAGCTTTTCATCAATGTAAGCCTTGATATCAAAGTTTGGGAATCCTTGCAATAGTCGTAAGAGAGTTTCTATATTAGCTTGTTGCATTCCATGGATAGCAGTATTATATTCTACTGGTTGGGGAAACTTTCCTGCATAAGGAACAATAGAATATTTCTCTACTGAGTTATCCATTGAATTAGTACCTTGCCCATATATACCAATTAATACCATTGAGGATTTGTCTACCAAACCTTGAGATACTGAAGCCATAGCTCTATTCACTAGAGACTCATAGGATAATTCATTATCTTCTAATACATTTGTTTTTGACAGGTTTCTAGAATCCTTGGGTGTTGGGTATAATGGGTCTACTGATTTCTTGTACAGAGAATAGAACGAATTAGATTCATTCCAGAAAGCTCTGAACTGTACTGGGTTCTGTACAGGCTCTTCCAAAGGTGTATGGTAAGCAAATACAATCACATCCTCATTAGAACCCTTTGAGCCTTCAATATTAGGTATACTAATATTAGCACTATCAGAAATATAGATTGTACCATCCCTTGCTATACAACCAAAATTTGTATCTGGTCCTTCACCAGAATCTGCAGCTTTAGTCATATACCTTGAAAGGATTCTATCCTTTATTGCTTGATATGCAGGAGAAGTAGGTTCTCCATTAGGCAAGAGAGTGATTGCATTATTTACAATCGTTGCAGAACCAAATCCACAAAATGGACCAATGCCTACTGGTGCAGCTATAGCTTCAGCTGCATCCTTAGACTTTATTATACCTTCATAATCAAAATAGGTTTTCATAATGTATCTTCGTTATTGTTATTACTCTTATATTCTTTCGATTGGTTTTTCATATCTTGGAAAGCCTCTCCTACAGCCTTGAACTTGAAGGTTATCAATTTCCAAAAGATAGACCAGATACTGTACTTCTTTTCTACACCATGTAAAGTACAGATATGATTATAAATACTATCTATTTCAAAACAGTAACATAATACCATTACCGTTATAGATACTGTTATTGGATTTAATCCGTAAGGTTCTCCGATGGCTTTACCTATTACGGCACCCAGTAAGATGTAACACAGGTAATCAATGATTTTATTAAGAGTTCTTCTCCCGGCTCTAGATTTTCTTATTTCAATCTTCTTTGCCCTACTTGCAGATATCCCAAACCAAAAATCTGTAAGTATTAGTACAAAGGCTAATAAAATCATCCACCTCAAATCAAAGATAATGGCATAACATTCAGAAGTGAATCCAATGATACCAGTTTTAAATAATGTGTTAAAAGAGCTGCTTTCCATTTTGTTTATTCTATTTTAAGTGACCATTCTGTTCCTTCCGGAACTAATATATTAATACCTTGTTCCGAAATATCATTGGATTCCCAAGTAAGTTCTGTCTTATCAACTACATCCAACAGGTTTACTATGAATACTGCTTTAACTGCAGGATTAGCTTTCACATAGAAAGTATGTTTACCTGGTAAATTAGTAAAGAATTGATAAGGACTTGGATGAACTACATCTGGAGCTGTCTCGTATACAATATCCGAAACTTCTCCAGTATCTGAAGTACATGTTACGATAGTAGATACTTCTTGTACATCTTTGCTTAGTTCTGCACTTACTGGATTACAAGTTAAAATATACTTAGGTATAATATTCTTAATCGTAAGGCTTACTACTGAACCTTGATAATAAAACTCATAATTACCTGCTTTATCGAAAGTGATAAGAGTGTTCGAATTGTATTTCTCAGATGAACCCTCTAAGTCAATTCCAGTTATCATATTACCACCATCTCCCCAACGTAGGTAGAATTGGCAATTCTTGGATTTGGTTAATTGATAGCCTGCCTTGATATACTTTCCTGCATCTGCTTCAGCTTCAGAGTAAGGTTCTAATTCATACCAATTCTCATCCTCTTCATTCAAAGGTTCTAACCACAAGTAGGATTGAGGAGTAGGTATATAAGCAAGTACTTCTACTTCTACAGACTTACTAGCATCACCCACCGATTCAAATTTATAACTTCCAGCTTCATTAAATTGGTATTCTGTACTTCTACCATAGTAGAAATCAGGACCAACTACATAGCGATTAGTTAATTCTAAAGTACCAAGTTTTACCCAAGTACCTTGGGTATTCTTTTTGTAAATGGTCACCTCGGTATCAAAATAACTACCTAAGTTTGCACTTTCGAAAGTAGAATAATAAATACCCGATGTAACCCAAAGATTAACTGATGCAGAACCTTGAGCATTTAGGTTTAATCGTTTGTTTGATACGCCTATATCGTAGTTAATCGTATAACCTAATCTGTAAGCTACTACTGTACCATAATTACTAGCATTACCTGAGTCATCTTTAGTACATCTAAATTGGAATGTACCAGTAGTAGTTGGTGCCCATCTTTGACCATTACGAACTAAAATACCTGGGTCTGAAATACATACGGCAATAAGTTGACTTGTATCTTCGTTAGGATCTGAAGAACGAATAGTTATCAAAGACTTTTCACCGTTGGTAAGATTTATATTCCGAGGTTCACAGAATACCGTATAGTTAGTAGCAATTGCCGTTACCTTTAGAGTAACCTTCTTTGCAGGAAAGTCTGCAATAACCCATTCGTAAGTACCTGCAGAAGTTATTTCCCAAACAGAACCAGAATCTTTAGTTTCATAAGTATTAAGTAACTGTACCGATACGGGTTTAATATTTCCCTGATAATTCATATTTGCAGTTACCCTTACTTTGATTACTGGATTAGTACCTGTAATTACTAAATTATCTGGGTCTGTTCCTCCTTCTACTAAGTCGGCATATATGTGATAAGATTTAGTGTAATATTCTAAACCTACATCTACATAAGTAGTTACTGAATTATCTCCTACACTTCGAAAATAATATCTTTGGTCACCCTTTCTTGCATAGAAAATAGAACCGCTTTCATATTTCTTTGAGCTCCACTTATTCTCAGATGGGTCATATCCAGTTACCTGATATCTTAAATCGGCATCATCGTAATCAGAAGTAATAGTTACTCTAATGGGTACTTCTGTTATATGTCCTGTTACAATCTTTGCAGGACTGATAAGAGGTTCAGCTACAATTTTATAATTGTAAGCCAAATCAAATCCATAAGCAATCTTCCCAGATACATTGTATGGTAAGAATCTATCGAATAACTTATCAATTGATTGTTTGAAAGCTTTGAACTCTGGAGTGGGGGAAGTAAACCCATGACCGCTTATAGAAATACCTACCTCTATACATTGAGCACAACCATAAATCTTATCATAGTTGTATTTGTCGTACTGAGAATAATCGGTATCATATAAGGGGTCTACCTTTTCCCATTTATCCATCTCTCCATCGGTTGGGTCTGTAATTGTACAGGTTAGCCCATACATATTAAAAAGAATTTCGAAGAACTTTCTTGAGCCACGAATCTTAAGTAATGAGATTGAATACTTTAAGATAGTTCGAATCTGTTCATCACTTAAGTTGGGAACTCCCTTGTGTTCTCCGGTTCTAGCAAATGGTAATGCTCCCAAGAACTCCCAGAGGTAATTTAAATACCTCTGCTGAGTTTTATCGATATCGATTATATCTAGAATATTATCAATATCTTTAGTTATATCTTCTTGGAAATAGTTACCACAAATTTCTAGAAATCTTTCTAATATGCCCTTACCGTCGACTTTATAAGTATCTTGCTCTTTAAATTCGAAAGGTAAGAAATCAATTAGGTTTTTAAGATTTATCATACTATTTCGTTTACTTTAAGTGTTAACTGACTTGAGTCTTCGAATACCGGAATATTATAACCTGGGTCTGTATAATCCATATTTGGTTCTGCAATGGTTATGGTATATCTGAATCCAGATTGATAACCATTGTTCTGGATATCCAAGGCAAATACAAATCCATTTATAGTATCTCTAATCTGTGTAGTCTTACCCACTTGGCCATCATAAGAAAAGCCTCCCTTAACTGAACGTACTGTAAATTGAGTACCCGAGGAAAAAGATATAAAGTAAGACATACTACCATTAGCCTCATCCAATTGGAATTGACCAAGGATTAGTTCTTTGTTACCATATACGGTAGTAGGCCATGGTTTAGTATAGAACTTCTTCAAGTGTAAATAATCTACTGATTCAAGATTATCTATGAGTGCATAGATATCAGAGATTCTTACGCTGCCACCAATGTCTGAAGCTTCCGGAGAATAGGCATTAAACAATGCACTTAGAATCTGAGATTGTATCTCCGATGTCTTATAAGACTTCTTCCCAGTAACCTCTACATCCAAAATAATGTTTACCTTACCAGCAGACTTAACAGTTAACCAAGTAGTAAGTGGTGAGTTCTGATGTAATACATCATATACTTTTTGAATAAGGTTAGAGTCAGCAGTAGCACCATTATCAGGAGATATATAAACGATTAGTTTTCTACCACATTCGTATTCTGCCTTTGCCTTACTAACCCCATCAACCAGTTTAGCTAAGTCTATGAAGTCCTGTTTGGTAATAGCTACTCCCATAGTCTTTACACTCAAAGGTATGTGTTCCTTGAGCATACTAAAATTCTCATAGGATGAACCTCCACCTGCAGCATAAGTATTAGATACAGTAGCATCTGTTACTGATGAAGATATAACTGAAGGTACAGAAGTAATCATACCAGATTTTACATTACCATTGATACCCGTAGTAAGGTAGAACTTAACCTCAGATATCTTGGCATTAGCTGCAGGCTTCTGTCCATATTTACCATCACCAAATAAGATATATGGATTTAAAGCTTCATCCATAGTAACCATGAAATGTTTATCGGTGGGTTTTGAATAAGCAAAGGTATTCACCAATACCCAAGATTCTCCACCAATCTTCATACTCATAGTTCCATGTTCGTAGTACTTACCATTAGGTAATGTACCCAGGGTAATAGTTACCCTTTCATCTGAAGGTATAACCATTCCATTTATCTGGCTTTCGGTATATAATTCATGTTGTACAACTGGAACTTTACAAGTAGTTACATTAGCATACCAAGTTACATCCCTAGAAGATAACCATTTGTTACCATTAGAATCTGTAAATAAAGTTCCAGAAGGTATAGTTAATTTAGCACCAATAGAATCTCCAGATACATCCCTGGATACTACCAAATCTACTGATGCTGCAATAGCACCTCTTGCATGATAATCTACCAAAGCTCCATGCCTAACTACTGAACTGTATTTACGAGCAGTAGGTAAGAAGGATTCCCTTGCCATATTATCAATGTAGTAGTGAAGAACTTCGGCAATTGCCGCAAACAATGAAAGGATAATGATTAATATATTTCCTTCCGAGTAATCAGTTACGAGTACATTGCCATCTTTGTCTTTGATATTCGTAAGTGATTCTATCAGCTTGGCCTTAATCTGTTGGTAAGACCTCTGATAAGGGTTGAGCCATTTATTAGTGATTCCCATATTAATAAGAGTTTAATGAATTTTCATTTTTATCGTAGGTCAGGTACAGGTACTGACTAGTAGAAGTTTCATTAACTACATAATGAACTTCTATGTTTATTTTAGCACCTTGTCTAGAAACGGTAATACCCTTAAAGGTAATCCTTTGTTCCCATGCACCAATTGAGCTTTTAATAAACTCTTTAATAATAAAACTTAGGGCTTGTGTATTTGGCTCTTCTATACATTCCCATAGGCGATTCCCAAAGTTTTCCTGTCGAAATCGTTGTCCTATTAAATAATACATTATAGAGCTTATATTATTTCTTACCAAAGCCATATCACCATTAACAGGATACCAACCTGTTTCACCATTTTCGTTTCTTGTAAGTTGAATAGGGAATATCATACCCTTTCCAACAATGTTAGTAAGATAGTTATCCATTAGTGTATACATTTAATGTCCTCATAATCTTCTTGTTTGAAAGTAGAGAACGGTTGACTTGCTTGAGTTACGGTAGGACCTGAAGAACCGGGTCCAGTAGTTACACCCGAGTGTACGTGAGAATTGAATAAAGTTCTTAGAGTTTCTAGTTCTTTAATGGTATTATTGAGTTTCTCGGTTAGTTCTTTGATATTAACTACTCCTTGATTCTCCCCCTTATTTAAGATTACTGTATCACCAGAACCTACACTTACATCTCCTTGTGCTTGAATAGAAATGTTTCCTTTAGCAGCAATGCCTACATCTCCATTTATATAAACAGTTAGCTTTCCATTATCATCATCAAGTACCATTACATTCCCTTCTGGAGTTATAATACCCATTTTATTAGGACCATCCAAAGGGTCTGGTATTTGTTGTAGTCCCCAACCATGATATTCCCATAGGGGTTTAGTTGGGTCTCCAAATTCAAAAGTAACAAATACTATATCTCCAACCTTAGGAGCTAAGTACTTGAACCCATTGTTGATAGAACCATGTTGGCCTTTTGCATAGGCCCATGTAATAATTCCACCCATGACTTCTGGACAGCATACCTTGATACGGTTCATATGTTTCTCCGTATCATTATTATCTACCACTATACCACGGTAGACAGAGTAGTATCTACCTAAACCTTCGATACCCTCTTCTGTTAATAGTTTAGCTGTTGAGTACATTATTTCTTGTTGGATTTATATCGTTCATAAGCTTTCATTGCCCAATTAAACTCATCAAAGTTATACCTTTCTTTCATAGAAGGAGTAACCTTCGATTGGTCTGCCTTTACCACATTGGTCTTACCATAGATTGCTGTACCATTTGAAGTTACTACTGTACCCTCTGTACGAACTGTACCTGCAGCAAGAGCCTGAGGGTCTTTAGCATTTATCTCATCATAATAGAACTTATTCTGTAAGAACTCTCCTGCACCTTTCTTATCGATAATTCTACCCTTATCATCCATGTATCTTTCTACGAAGTATACTACTTCATTGTAGGTAAAGTCATGTACAATATCGGAAGCATTAGCAGTATTCTTCTTGTTCTTACCAAAGTCAGTTTTAGCAGAATCCTTAGCATCATTACTTACAATGTCCTGAGTACTAAGTTGGGTCTTAGATGTAGTCTGTCCATCCCTTGCATTATTCTTAACCAAGTCTAATGTACAGAGATAACCTTGACCTGCATCCATTGAATGTTGTACTGACTTGATATACCAAAAACCTGACCACCTTTTTCCTACATTCTCTAAAGATATTATTTGAGAAGATTGTAATGAAGGTCTACCTACTACAGTCATTTGGCATACCAACTTTCTTTCGGATATCTTAAGACCTCCATTGGCATTAGCATTCATTGCCCAAGTAACCTTATCTGCTCCACCGTATCTACTAAAGAGATTATGATATAACTTATAGATTGGTACTAAGAATGGTACCTTCTTCATTCTTCGTATCTTAACTTTAGCTTTAACCTTTCGAGTCATAGTAGGTGTAGTAACTCCATCTCCAGAATATTCTACCTTATAGGTATCAGGGTATACAGTAATATATGGATTCTTTTCCATTGCAGATATACCTCTCTGAGATTGGTTATCTATCATTTGTTTTTCATAAGGATTACTTGAAAAAGTTCTGATATTCACCATGTGAGTTATAGTTCCACCTTCTGGGTCATATTCTCTTGGGTCTACCCATTCTTCTGCAAGGTATTCCATTTTATATTCTCCAGTAAATAGGTATCTTTCGTTTTCTAGTAATTGCCTAAGATTACTTTCTAACTCTTTACCGTTCTTAGAGTTCTTCAAGATTTGCTGAATAACCCTTTTCTTATCATTCGGTAAATTGTTTACAGCAGTATTAATTGCTTCTCGATATTGCTCAGTACTCAGATTATCTAAAGCCTCTTGTTTACCTGCATTGTAAGCAACATAGGGTTTCTGAGAACCATACTCTTTCATTGCAGAATTATACTTTTGAGCTTTAGCTCCATATCTTTGTTCAGCTTCCATCTCAGCAGCAATATTAGTAGTAGGATGACTACGGTAATCTTCATAAGGTACACTACCATAATTTACTACCATTGTATTATCTACTTGAGCTACAAAGGGTTTGAGTAAAGTTACTTCCTCTTTCTCTTTTTCGGGTTCTGTGATATCTGTTGAACCTACAATTAAACCCTTATCTTCTGGGTCTAAGGCTTGAGTTAATTGAGCCTTTGCCCTTTTGGTTACTTTCTGAGTAGCGAATGATACTCTAAGTACTTCTCCATTTTCTGATTGGTAAATATAATTGTATTCTGGTTCTTCTTGAAACTTACGGTTGTGTATGTATATTACACCATCCCGGGAATCAATATACCAAGGACCATTTGCATACCCTTTCATCTTTTGTTCTAATTGAACTAAGATGTTATTTCCTATTAATCCCAAGTCACTATCTATCAAGGACTTTAAATCACTGGGCATAGCTACTTGAGCTACTCCACTAAACCTGTTAGCGTAAAGTATCTTTCCAGTAGTAGTTCGACTTTGTTCTGTCGGGACCTGTAGTGACTCGTAAACTTTATTACTTATTATTTGTTTAGCCATTACTGAAATATTTCTATGATTACGCCTATATCATTGTTACAACCATTATCCAAGAAGTTGGATAAACTGTGTTCTGATAAATCTGAATGAGTGTAAGGTGGTTGGAATCTTAAATCTCCAACTGTATCTATACACTTAATCGTCACATGAGTACCAGTAGAATCGAATACACAATCCAAATCTCTAACCTTGATACTTCGTACTGGGCTAGAGATAAATTGACCATCTGGATATATGTATCCCCACTGAAGGTAAATAATTGAGCTTTCCTGGAGATCTTCGATATCTACAGTATCGGGGTCTCCAGTATCAAATGTAATGGTAGCTAAGTTCTCTTTCTCCTCATCATACTTGTAGCTCCAATTACTTATATAAGCGCCAAGAGGTATGCCAGTAATGGGATTCATTATAGGCATACCTCCAGAATTGAACAGAGCCATGTAAGGTGTTGCTGTTCCATTATAAAGTATAGGTTGGTTTGGTTTTTTAGTTGCCGCCATACATAGGTATTCTTAAAATTTGATAAGGTTCTAATTCTTGAAAAGGGTTCAAGATATTATTAGCTTCAGCAATCAGGTACCACTTACCAGAATCACCATAATAACGATGAGCAATACTTTGTAGGGTTTCTCCATCTAATACAGTATGTTGTTTATCGTTATCTGTATAAGGAACATTAGGAGGAGTTACCTCTAAAGAATAATCTCCTTCATCATACTTAAGAGCAATAGCTCCATCATAAGGACTTGCTCCTGTCATGTATTGATTTAAGTCTATCATATCTGTATCCCTTTCGTATTCTTTAAGTCTTCTTCAGTTACTATATCCTGATAAGATAAGTTATAAGCACTTACTCTTTTGAAGATTAATTCCTGAGTTGCAGCTGCAGGCAATAACTTTAAATCCTCAATTGTACATGACTTACCTGCTACTCGAGTCCTTGAGGCATTTCTGAAATTATTCAGGGTATAGGTTGCAGATGTAAGAATGTACTGATGATTATCGAATATACCAGAACTACCCCACTCGATTTTTAAAATCGGAGGGCTTGCTTGATAAGAGTTTGCCTTAGTCCACATTTCCAATAATCGGCATTTAGTAATTACCTCTTTTGGATTATCCTGGTCATTACAAAACCAAGATACATTGAATTGAATTATATCCTCACTACCAGTAAAGTGATACATAGGAGTATTACGTCCCATAGATTTAATCGTTGCCCAAGTAGTTTCTCCTCGAAAATCAATGGAAGGCGGTCTGTTCTGAAGAGTAATATATTGGTATGGGCTAGCAGTAAGATTATAAATCACTACCTGATTCATACTTCTTACCTCCGGCATTACCAAGAAGAGTTCTTTATTCTTCGTAACATTCTGACCTTTAGCTGGGTCCATTTCTTCGTATCCGAAAGGAACTCCACCCTCTACTTGGTGTTTTAATTCCATCCGATATTGAGTCTGAATCCTTTGGTTTAACTTAGGATTCTTAGAAGTTGCTCTTGGTCCGAATGGATTATTAGGGTCATAGATTTTACCCTTATCTGCAGTATCCTTAGGCAAGGTTGAAGTTGCCCTATTGAGATAGATTCTGGCCCTCCAAAGTTTATTTAAAGGGCCAGTAAGAACTCCTGCAGAATCTCGAGTGAGGTCATTATACTTTTCAACAACCCCACCTGCTATCTGATTTAATATTCTTGCCATGATTGTTTAGTTTAATCCCAATGATATACCAGTAAAATCTTGTTGGCCACCAGGAGCAAAGTCTCCAGCTTCATTTCCATCTACTGATATATTAATTCTTGAATCCTTAAATCCATCTCTGATTGCACTCCTAACGGCATCAACAAAAGCTTGTTGATTTCTATCCTGAATGGAAGCTTTAGTTTCTTCAGAGGTTAAAGCCTCAGTATTCTTATCCACAGAATTTGTAAGACCACCGATTACTTCGATTAATGCAGGAATAGCTATAGAAGCTAGTAGTCCCCAAGGCCCACCTAAGAATCCTAAAAGTCTACCACCAAGTAATCTAGCACCAAATCCCATAGCACCTTTCTTAGCAATCTGTTGGCCTGCAGTTTTAGTTACGGTAGAACCTACTGCTGCTCCAACCCCTGCTCCTGCAAGAGTACTCATTGAAGTAAATCTTCCTCTTGCATCTCTTGCTACTACAGTACCTTTTCGGGTTTTACCTATGGTACCTCCCATTGGTAATGCAAAGAATTTACCTGGAGCCATTTGCATAGCAGTCATTCTCATCATCATTGCTGAGATATTTCTCATGTGACCTTCAAGGATTGAAGCTTGAACATTAGTTCTTACCATACCTTCTGCCATACCATTAGTTTCTGAAGTAGCTAAAGCCTGGAAGGTACTAATCATCTTGATAGTACCCTGAATAAACTTAAATCCTTGATATAGAGTACCTACTACTGCACCAGTTGCAACTACCTTTACCAAGAATTTACCTGCCCAAGTTTCTTGCATACTGTTAATAATCTTTAGAATACCAGAACCTAATTTAAGTACTGGGCTAAAAACTTCGGCAAGTGTAGAACCTGCAGTTACAATAAAGTTCTCCCAGTTTGATTTAAACTGTTCGATAATACCTGCAGGAGTTTGTAATCTTTCTTGAGTTAAATTTTCTACTGTACCACTTGCACCTGCAACCTTATCCATAAGTTCAGTAAGCTTATTAGCTCCAGTCCAGTAATCCTGAAGTAAAGCTGAGGCAGCTCTTGTACCACGAACTCCAAAGATATTAAACAGAGCAGAGGAGATATCTATTCCTCGTTTACCTCTAAGTTTATCTCCCAATATAGATATAATCTTATCTAATCTCAAAAGATTACCCGAGGCATCTACTAGAGTTTTTGGGTCAATGCCTAAAGATTTTAGCATCTCACCACCTCCCTTTTTCTGCCCGGTTACGGAAAGTGTTAAATAGCGCATCATGTTTGCTAATGCAGTACCAGCTGATGAAGCTTGGATACCTTGATTACCAAGTACTCCAATGGCTGCAGCTGCATCACCCATACTGATTTTGGCATTTCTAAATTCTGCTCCTGAATATTGGAAAGATTGGGCAAGGTCTGTTAGAGAAATATTTGCAGAGGTTACTGCAGTTGCCAATTGGTCTACTACCTGAGTAGCATTCTGTGAAGGTATATTAAAGGTCTGCATGATGTTAGTCATTAAGTCAGCAACTCCACCTTTCTGACCAAGAGGCATACTGAAGATAGAAGCCAGCTTAGCTGCAGGGCCAATCATTCTTTCGATTTGCTCTACATTATTACCGGCCATTGCCAAGTACCTTTCACCTGATGCAATATCTGCAGCAGTAAGAGGAGTTACCTCGTTGACTTCTTTGGCTACTTGCATTAGCCTTGCCTGTTGAGCAGCATTAGCTCCAGACATTTTAGAAGCTAAGAATACTTGGTCGTATACTCCTGCAGAATATTGGTAGGCCCTTGCCATACCTCCAACCAATTCTTTTCCAAACTCAAAAGCATTAGAGGTTGACATTTGAATACCTCGATTCCAGGTATTCATATCGTTCATCATTGTTCTAAATGAGTTCGATATTCTGCCAGCCTCATTAGAGAATCGGTCTCTTAATACCATTGCAACACCGACCTCGACTAAGCTTCTTCTGTCTATCATTTTCTAGTTTTCTTTTTTAAGTTTTCATAATACTCATCGGCTATATCCTTAAATCTTTTCCTTTCTCGATACGGAAGACGCAAAAAGCTGAGATAGTCAATGGCTACCTCAGCTCTACATATATAAGTGAATGTACCCGGGTGGTCTACGCTTCCGTCAGGTAGAAAAAAGTCGGTGAAAGCATTATAGGGTATTTATCAATTCTTCCAGGTATACTCGGATGTTCTACATCGGTGTTACCATCGAAGACTGGGTCATATTCAAAGATTGTTTTACGAATCTCTGCAATGTCTCTTACTGAGAATAAATGGAAGCTTTCTACCTTTTCCCATTTACCATCAATCTGAAGATGTAAGTTCCTTGCAATCAATGCTGCATTACGAGTTTGTTTTTCTATTGGTAAAGTAACCAACATTCTTTCTCCTGCACCAGTAAGCAAATCAAATTTAACTACCTTACCTGAAGATAGAGTTACTTCGTAATCGGTAAGCTTACCTTGTTCTGGATAATAAGGGATAGCGTTTGGTTTTTCGGCCAATTCCTTTTCTGTAGGAAATTCTCCATAGTTATCGAATAACATCTCGCTTAAGGATTGACCGTAAGTTTGTACTCCGCCTTCTTGGCCCCAATCATATTCAAATTCTACTTCATCACCAAGTGAGAAGATTCTTGATTGGAATAAGATACAGTATCTGTCATTCAAAGGGATACGGTCTGCATCCTCTACCGTTAATCTACGATTAGGAGTAAAGTCGGTATCAACTACAATTGCCTGAATGAACTTAGTAAGGTTCATAAGGTTTCTTACATCCATAGGATTAGATAAGATATCCTCATCTGCACCATTCTGTTCCCTGATTGAGAATTTATAACCTGATGGGGTTATAAACTCATGTGTTCTACAATTTAATTCCATGTTTAAATAAGTTATTTGATTATACTTTAGTTCATAGTGTTCGCTGTAACAACAAGAAAGGGGTGAGCCCTTTCTAGGAATCCCACCCCTCCCACCTAAAAATCTTAGTGAAAATAGACTAAGCGTTTTTAATACTTATCTACAGTACCTACTGAGAATTCGATACTTTCGATAGTGTTTTCTGAAGCCATTCTGTCCAGGTCTAATCCTGTAATCTTACATGGCCATACCTCTTCGAAGAGGTGGGTGTTAAGTACGGAAACTCCATCTTCAGCAAGTTCATTTACGATTACATTTTCCCAGTATTGGCTTGGTACCAAACCTCCACCAGCAATCATATCTTGGCATGAATAAAGCCAATCATGAAGCCATGTATCTGAACCTGCAGTAGTTAAAAGTTTACCTACTACTAAGTTACCTACAGTAACTCTACCGGCAGTTTTAACGTCCCGGTTAACGTCTCCATGAGCAACCTGGTCAATCTCTACATCTGGCAAAGTACAAGTTTGGAACAGATAAGTATTGATTGGGTGCTTAGGGAATGTGATACTCCAAAGGAATTTCTTTCTTGGATTCTTTACTTTTGCTCCCATGTTTTCTTAATTTTATTCGTTAACGTCCTGAATAGATACGGACTTGGATGCTTGGTCAATATAGATACCCATAGTGATTTCTTGCATCGGAACGATATCCTTGAATTTCAGGATTGCTTTGTATTTACCTTGACGAACATCGGCTTCATTGTTAACCGATAAGTCATTGTACGAGTTAGCGTCTTGGTCACCCATCCAGGTGTATTCAGACATGGCATCTTCATCTACCAAGTTATCCAGCATTGGTTTAACTTCTAGATAAATCTTATTCCAAGTGTTCCAGATATTTGGTTCTTCCAAATACTTTTCTAGAATAGGTCTAAGATTCTTTTTGAGATACAGATTCAATCTTACAATTGCAAGGAATCTTTCTGAATCCTGTTTTACCTGAGAAGAGAAACAATGCCACAGCAAAGTTTGTTTACCTTGGTTAGGAACATCTTTAATACAGATTATATTTGCATAATTCTGTGCTAACTCATTGAGTTCCTTAGTTCTTGAAGGAGAACCATAATTTGGGCATACTGGACCATTACCATCATAGATAATGCCCCGATTCATACCAGCAAATGATTTCCAAGGTCCAAACTGAGAAGCAGAAGCATCTCCTAATCCTGCAATGGTACCAAGAACATCTGAATCTACCAAGTTACCGTCGGCATTATAGTATTTAATACCACCACCAAAGTAAGCAACATACTTACTGTTACCTACAGTACCAAGGCAAGTCTGAATCCAAGTGATGATTGATTTCAAGTCTCTTGGTTGGTCACCCTGAGTATAGTGAGTAGTATATTTTGGTACTTCAATGTAGTAGGTATATTCTTGCAGTTCTTTAACCATATCTACTGCAGCCTTGTGTACTTTAAGTACATCAGCGGATGCTTCAAGATGTTGGTCAATGTGTGAACAGAAAATTTGATATACATCTACGTAATCCTTAACGAATTCCAGAGAAGCAATCCATTCGTCTGCCGTAGGAGTACTACCGGCACTACCAATTGTACCATTCAATTTTACTCCATCGGCAGTGATAGCAGCACCATTGAGTTTAATATCAATTGGGTTTCTTGTCCCATCTACATCATCAGTTAACCATTTGATGAAGTTGTTCCAAGATTTAATGTTCTCTGTCTTTTCGGTTAATACCGGAACGATGTATTCTGAGTTCTTTGCAAATGCCCTTAGAGCAAGGTAATCTACAGAAGTATCATTGTTATCATCTGCAGTTTTGTAGGTTACTACTGGACCTTGTTCAAGTACCTGGCCATTAGCACTAATTACTTGATAGTAAACCGTGTTAGCCTGTTTGTAAATATTTACAGAGAAAGTTTCAGCACTACCAACTGGGTCTCCATATCCTTTAGTTACCAAACCAAAGCCAACAGCAACTGAACCAGAAGTAAACTTGAAAAGAGTAGAAGCCGTGGGTTCCTCTGGAGTTGCAGAAGCTACTACCGGAGAACCGTCTTCAGCAGCCTTAGGAGCAGATGCAGCTTTAGCTCTTATTGCAGCAGATACTACACCTTTGGTTGCACCCTTACCAAGTACACGAATAATACGAAGCTTAGAACCACCATTGAAAGCCTTTTCGATGTTTGATACAGAACCATCTGGTACTATCTCAGAACCAAAGACTCTTTGGAATTGAGAGAAAGATTGGATAAGTTCTGAGGGGTCATCATATGGACCTTTAGTAGTTCTAGCCAATACACATGAAACTCCTAACATAGGAGTAGTTTGAAGAACGTTATCGTTCTTAAACTCGAAATTTACAGATGGTGAATTAGGCATATTTATACTAATTAAGTTAATTACTCATTTATTTAATACCCTCTAGTATTGAGCTATTTTACGTTAAGGTTAAGTAAATCTGACTCTTGCTTTTCGGTTAGTCCCATCAATACGGATATATCCTGAATTGGTACAAGTTCACCTTCTTCAGCAAATCTCTCAGGTAATATACCATCCTTACAAGTATACTGATATACCTTTTCAAGTAGACCATGATTCTCGTCAGGGTGGTCATAATAATTACCTATTTCTATAAATAGGTTTCCGGTTGGTGCTACCTTACCATCTTCCCATTCTTCTAAGTTATTATAATAAGGTCTTACGTATCCACGAGAAGGTAATGCTTCATACATAATATTATGAAGCAACCTCATATCGGCTTGAGTATTAGATACCAGATGAATATCTAGAGTTATATCTTTTGTTTCGTAGGGAAATTCTGATGCTTGGTAATTCCCACCCTCTAGTTTATCACCAATGATATATTTGTTCACACCTATATCACCATTATAGAACCCTTGTAGTTCAATGGTAATTCTAGGGCATGTCTTTGCACCCTTAACCTGATTGTTACCTATACCGTATATGGGAATGAATTTAGGCATAGCATCCTTATCTGCCTGAAATCTTTTCTCGTTCTCCTGTGATAAGGGTAGGTAGTCTTCTGGGTTAAGAGTTAAACCTTTTTTAAGTGCCGTTTGTAATAGACAGATATAAAAGGTTCTTTCTACGATTTCTTCTGTATTTACCATGATATCAAACTAGTTGTAACATTAGTAAAGTATTGATTTGATAAGTACCACCATCATTAAATTGGCATTCCCAACTTGCAGAAAAAGCTTGAAAGTATATCCCAGCATTCTTCCTCATATGACTGGTTGCACTAAAACTTGCTTGATAATTATTAGCTATACTACCATAATCAGTAAACCAATAAGAAACAGCTATACCTCCATTATCGATTACTTTAGTTTCTCCAATAGAGGGTATTTTAAAAGGTAATACCTCTTCTGATACTTTAGTTCCCTCTATCAGTTTAGCTCTATATCCTGTAAAGGTAGCCCCAACTGAACCCTCCCAAGGATTTGTAATTTGGTCTTTGGGTACACTTAAAGTAGTACCTGCTGGGTCTATTCGGTAAGAATAAGTTACTTCTCCAGCGGCTTGAGTTACAGTTACTGTTTTAGTTAGACCACCAACTTGCTTGATAGTTAAAGTTCCACTGAGAAGCTGTTCCGTATGATTCTTAGAAGTAATGGATACCTCTAGAGTCTTTTCTTCATTATCAGTAAATCTTAGTCCAGCAGTAAATGGAGGTTCCTCTAGGAATTCTGCTGTAACTTCTACATTTTCCCAATCTCCTTGGGGTGTACCATTAATCATTTCCCTACGTTGAGAAGTGATTGCCAAAGTATCAGAGCCACCCTTACCCAATATGTTTATGGCTTCCTTATCTACTTCTAATTTGTATTCGTAGTTAAGGCTGCCTTTCTTTTGAATAAGATTTACAGTCTTAGGTACTCCATTAACTGTAATGGTAAGGATGGCTTTTTTATCTGCTTCTGTATCATTCACTTTTAACGGATGTACCATTACGAGTGCAGGACCAGTACCAGATGTTTTATCTGCTTCAAAATCTGCCATTACTTTGTATATTTTCTAAGTTCTTTTCTTAATTGATTTCGTATCTCTTTCTCTAAAACTACATTTCCACCTGCTGCCTCGAAAGCAGGTTTCCATAAAGGACGAGGTGGAAGATTACCATCTCTACTACCATACTCCAACATGATAGCAATTTGGTTAAGTGTTTTTCGAGAAGTTCTACCAGAGTATGTTATCTTCCTTAATCCTGGAGGAAGACCAACAAAGGTTCTATCTTTCTGAGTTACCATTGTAACTGACCTTGCATATTGACCAGTAAGGTTTAATAAGGTATGTGCTCCATACTTCTTAAGAGTAGCCGTAGCATGAGGAGGCCAAGAAACTTTGGAACCAGGTGGAGGTAGACCATTATTTAAACTACGTCTTATTATACGAAGAAGTTGATTACCAAACTTTCTAGTACCTAACTCATATCCGAGTTTCATAATACTTGGAGTCTTGGCAATCAACCTCTCAGCCTGACGTTGTTTAACAGGGTCTACATAAATCTGAATATCACATAGATTATTCGAGAGGTTTATGTTAACCTTTCTGCTTGCCATCTTTATTCTTATTTAATCCCAACTCACTGGCAATTTTCATAAGAATATCTTGTTGCATGGATAACTTCTCTGCTACCTCAGATTTAAAAGCCTCGAACTCTTCTTGCTTGTAAGCCTGAGCTGGTTGTTGTTGAGGAGTTAACATACCTTCGATTGTATGATAGATGTTATCGCATTCAGTAACTATTGCCTCATATTTCTCTCGATTATTGAGAATATTTACAGCAGTAGTCCTTTGGATATTTACTTCGTTTACGATATTGCGTAAGTCGGTAGTGTAATAAATATTATTATGAATACCCTCTGCAGCATCTGTAGGAAGGTATATAGTCACCGCAGATACAGAGTCTTGAATAGAGATTTCTGTATTTGCTGTAAAGCTTCCATCTGGGCCAGTAGCTCTTGGTTTGCTCTCACCAACTTTTAATACTTTAGCGGTATCAAAGATTGGATACCCAGAACGTCTGTCTCTCTCTAAGGTGTATATGGTATCACCTTTCTGCAATTTAGAAAAAATCAAATCTTCCATGTTCATCTTTTATTAATTAAGTTTAAACCAAATGATACTGCACCTGGATTCCTTTGCATAAATTCTACCAGGTTTAAGAATTGATAGTATCCAAATTGGTCAATGAGTGACTGTGCTTTGTTTGCTACTTCCTTTGCTATCTCTGCATTGGGAGCAGGCAATGTAAGTTGAATAGTAAAATCTTTTAGTTGATTTCCATTGGTTGGTTCTTTCTTAATCTCTTCACTTTCCATATCGTTTTATCTTTAGGTGGGTATAAACGAAAAAAGGAGTACACCTATGTAAGATGCACTCCTTCCTAATCTGGCTTACGTAATGACGACGGTCATTATTAAGCCGGGGTTGTGGATGTAGTCTTAAGAGCTGCAACTACTGACTGGATAATGTTCTGGTCTCTCTGAGCATCTACTACTCGGTTGAGACGGGCAATTTCCTGGTCTTTAGCAGTGTTCTCGATAAGACACTTGATTTCCTGTTGGCCATTCTTGAGGTCACAGCAGCAACGTTCAAGTTGAAGAGCCAATTCGGACTTCACTTCTTTAATCAAACCCTTAGTTTCACAGCAGCAATTCTGTTGTTCATGTTCAATCTGGCAAAGACGGTCCATAACACGATTAAAGCCTGCTCCCATTTGGTCACGAGAATCCCGGATATCGGAATTGGTTTTGTATCCCAAATCACAAAGTCCTCTTTCCGTTGTGAAACGGTTGTTAAGGATTTCTCTACCAACACCAGCAACATCTTTTGCAACTCCACTGATTTCTTGGGTTACTCCTCTGGCAGCATCAGAGATATCTTTATAGATACCTGCCTTTGCTTCCTGAACAGTAGACTCTACTTTCTGAATGTCAGCTTTGGTGTCATTGATTTTGTCCCATACAGACACTGCAGCAGCACCAAAACCACCACCTACCAATGCACCACCGACTGCACCCCAACCGGAGCCCCAGCCTGAATTGTGTCCATTACAGCAGCCATCATTACAACCGCGGTCAGCGACGATTACGCCCTCACCACCAGATTTAACTTCTACTCCCATGATTTTTGAGTTTTAAGTTGTTAAACATAAATTTGATTTTTAAAGTTAATGTATAAGCTTATACATATATAAATAATGCAGTATTGTTTCTAAATCATTAAGGCATTCCATAGAAGAAGTCTATGTTGATAGTACCAAACATACCATCAAACCCCTCTACATTAGAATTTAAATGTAAAGAAATACTTCCAATTTGAGCTCCTTCCAGTACAGATACTATAGTATCAGTCTTTTCTACCACAAAGTAAATGAATCCCCCCTCGGTATTTAAACCATAGTCTGCAATTCTACAATTGAAAGCATCGTTATCTATCGAGAATGAACCCCATTGTATATTATAGCTTCCTCCAGAAGGACCTATAGTAAGAGGAACTTTCTTAAGAGTACCCTCGTACTCATTACCTGATTCTATGTGTAAATTTTGCAAACTTACATACATCGATGAATTGATACCCGCTCCAGGTTTGCCCTTAAATTGAACATAAAGGTTACCATCATTTAGCCCAGTATAAGCTCCCAAATAACCACCCTTGGAGATAACTAAGTTATCTCCAATCTGACCATCTTCCTCTGTATTACCTTGCCATGAAATACGTGTTTGCAAATTATTAGTTACATTATAAGTATTATACAAGTAAGCATGTAAGAAAGCTGGTACAGATTTTGGACTTTGAGACACATAGGCATATAAAGATTGATTACCGTTACCGGGTTGTTCAAACCTAACTTGCTGGTTTCTTGCAGAATCTCCTTCATTATTGGTTAATGCTTTAAAAGCCCAATTATAGGAGTTATCTGAGTTCTGTCCATTATCAATAACTTGCAACCAATCTCCAGAAGATGCTATGAACGTAGGCTTAATATATTTCTTAGCAAACTCTACACCATCTCTTCGTAAGCTAGCATAAGATATAATATCCCTACTACCTGCACTACTACCATAGATATCACCCTCTAGAGTAATATTAGTAATGGTACTTCCTTCTTGTTTCCAACCGAATTCAAATACCCTTGTATAAGGAATAGGGTTAACCGTAACCGTTATATCTGGAGTTTGACCGATTACTGTTCCATCCAAAGTTATATCTTTCCTATAAAAAGATACTGTATGAGTTCTAGGATATTCGGCTAGATTCTGTACAGTATTATAGATATTTATTATTGCATCATTAATATCACCTTCACTAGTAGAAGCCAAGGCTGAAGTAAGTTGTCTGGAAGGTACCGAATTAACTGAATTGTTGGTTTTTACAAATTCACTACTAATACGTACTGGAGTTTGAGGATTCCCATTAATAGTCTGGATTTTTTCTATTATTAACTCCATAGATACAAAACCAAAACTGGGACTACCAACAGTACCCTCTAATTCTACTTCAGTTACTCTATCTGTAATAACTATATTTGGACTTGTAGGAGAACCAGTATTTACTCTTCTACGGTAGTATATATCATAACTAGTAGAAACACTTGCAGCAGCTTGGTTGATATCAATCTGGTCCAAGTTTCCCGATTCCTCTTGCCTAAGAGTTATGGTTACACTTCGAATACTACTCGTTCGGTTTTCTAAACAAGTAACTTCACCTTCTCCCATACTTCCTACAGATACCTCTAACCAGTTTTCATCTATGGCATCTACAGTTACACCAACTCTAGTAGTTTCGGAAGTTACAGTACCATTGACTACCTTGGTTTTAAATGAAGATACTGTGAATGGTACTGGGTCTATGGGTTTAGCAGGTACATTTATTACCTTAGAAGATGGGTCTGTTATCTCAAAAGTATACTGGTAGGTAATACTTGCAGCTAATTGATTAAGGTTCAAAGTAATCTGTTTACCAGAACCTCCCTGTTGTAATACTACTGTACCTCTTCGTATACTAGCTTCAGTATTTTCATATACTGGTATAGTAACATCATAATCTGCTCCTGAACCACTAGTACTTGATACCTTAGCAGATAAAGTACCAGTCCAATTAGGTTTACTTATTACTGAAGTTTCTACCAAATTATAGGAAGACTCTTCTACCCCATTCACAACTTTATGTCTTCTAGATTTAATTACTGCCTTAGGAGTTGCTCCTGCAGCAGCTACAGAGGGAAAGTCCGTAGTTACTCCAAAGTAATAATTATAACCAATACTAGCACCAGATTGAACAATATCTAATTGCAAAGATTTTTGAGAATTGGTTAAGGTTAATTTACCAGACCTACTACTTTCGGAGCCATTAGAAATACCCGTTGCCTTTACAGTATAATAACCATTGTTGGCATACTCTACGGAAGTTAAACTAATCCAACCAGGATTTGTATCTACCTCAGGAGCTTCATTATGCCAAGTCTTTGGAGTACCATTTATAACGTCATAATATCCTGACTCTACAGAAGCTACTACCTGGCCTCCTACAGCAGGAATAGTATTGAATCCAGATACTTCTCTTAATACCCATTGCTGAGTTATTGTACCTGCAGCTTGATTACAAGTAATAGTTATAGTTTTACCTGAACCTACTTGCTCATATACTACTGTACCCGTTCTAGCTTGAGTTGTAGTATTTTCCTTCATGGTAATTGCTACAGCAGCAGTAGCACTTTGTATCTCAGCCGATGTAGATTTAACCCGGATATTAATACCTTCAAGTGAACCTTCTACCAAAGAACCATTAATATACTTTTCACGGTAACTACTAATTGTCCCAGATTTGGTTGTACCTAAGGCATCAAAGTTTAACGTTGGAGTAGAAGTAGTTAATGTATATCTCCATTCTACTAAGTATGCACTTTGAGTTACCGTAACTTCCTTATAGACGGTATCCATAGTTGCCCTTACTACTACGCTTCTTTGATTTGCAGTTGTGTTTTCTGCAACAGTCAAAGTAGTACCAGATAAACTAAATCCGGTTACTGCAGTAGGTATACTAAGAGTAGGAGTACCAGTAGCATCTGATGCTGCATTGGTTGCACCTGAAGACCAATGGTTAGTCCTACTTGCCCTTGCACTTGCAGAGATTTGTGATGTACCACCTTGCTCGGTAAATGTACTAGGATTCGCAGAGATAGAAACTACCCATCCACCCTGAGTTACACTTTCGATTTTATTCTCTGATTGATATAAGTCGATTGAGGCACTACCAGATTTACCATTAAGAGTAACGGTTAATGTACGGCTTCCTAATTTAGTTCTAGCCTTTGCAGTTGTGCCAAGATTAGAACCAGAGATATTTTCAGACCATACTACTGAAGCTCCAGAACTTATAGTACCACCATCATTGGTTTTACCATTCCATCCCCAAAGTTGAGAATAGGTATAAGTAGGTGTAGCTGCAGTTCCTCCTGATGCAGGGATATCTGCGATGCTTCCTAAATATACTGTAGGTGTACCATAGGTTTTTACACCAGCTGCCTGAGACAAAACTGGTGTTAGTTTCTTACCGGATTCTGCCTGAGTAAGAGTATCAGTATAAGAACGAGAACTTTCAGACTTATTTTCTAAAGCTTCGTAATACCCACTCTCTACTGAAAGCCATGATGGTAAACTAGGCCTTGAATAATCAACATTTACTGGACTACCCACAGCTTTACCATTTATATACTTTTGCTTATTCGAAGTAAGGGTTAATTCCGTAGGTGTACCTTTACCACCTATAGCATTAAATACTAATGAATTATTCTTACTTGTAAAAGTATATTCCCAAGTTTCAACTCCTGCATCCTGAGTAAATTGAACTGTTATCTGTTTACCTGACTCATTCTGAGTAAAGGTTAAACTTGCAGAACGTTGATTTAGAGTTGTATTTTCTGAAGCTTTATAACCTTCATCATAAACAATCCAGTCCGGATAAGCAGATTGGGTATAACCCACAGAAATAGTATCTCCGATAGCTACTCCATCTATCTGTTTTTGTTTAGTAGTACCTAAACCAAACCACCGAGGAGTAGAATACCCTCCCAAAGCTGGGAAGTTTAAAACTGTGTTTACTACAGTAAAAGCATATCTATAGGTTACCTTATGAATATCAGAAAGTTGTACGGTTTCATTGTTTCCATAGGAACTGGCATTGGATATTTCCAAGCCAACGTAATTTTCTCCCGTTCCTGTAGGAGAGAGTGCCAACAATTCAGCCTTGGTAGGGCATTCGTTTGAATCCTTACCAAGGCCTACTTTAGTTTTGACAGCACTCCATGTTGCTATCTCACCCATATTAATCTAAGTTTGTGAACAAAAGTTTTTCTCTTAATTCATCAATCTCGGCTTTCAGAAGTTTGATACCTTCGATTGCCAATACTGACATCTTAGAATAATCTACCTCTTTAACCAGGATATAGGTTTCTCCATCTTTTTCTACCTTTTCAAAGTCTTCAGGATTAGGGACTGTTTCAGGTTTAACCGTATTCTCAGAAACTAATTCTGGGAAATATTTTTCGATTGTCTGAGCAATTGTACCTATATCGTGATTACCACGAATCATAAATGAATCCGTAGGTATAGAGCAGATTTCATCAAGAGTGTGTTCCAAAGGTTTAATGAAAGTCTTAAGTCTTTCGTCAGATTCTTTCCATAAACCAGAAGGAGCAGATACCTTCTTAAAGATAATCTCAGCAGTAGTACCCAATCCCAATTGGTCTCTTGTTACTCCATGAGGGTTACTCTTATTTTGCATGTGAGTAGTAAGATTGGTTTGAGCGTTGGTACCTGCAGCCTTGGCATCTGCAATAGCCGTAGCTTGAGCAGTAGATACTGGTTTATCTGCATCTGATGTATTGTTAACATTACCCAATCCCACTTGAGCTTTAGTTACTCCATGAGGGTTAGATTTATTACCAATATGGGAATCTACTTTGGCATTTACAGTAGTATCTGCTTGAGCTCTTGTTGCAGCTTCATCTGAAATTAATCCTTCTATTCGGGTAACCTCACCTTTTCGGTCATTAACTTCTTTAGTGATATTATTCTGTAGAGTAGTATCTGCACCTCTTAAGTCTTCAGCAACTAATTCAACTGCAGCTTCAAGGTCAGTTCTTACTTGAGTATCTGCAGCTTTTCTGTCTGATACCTCTTTATTGATAGCAGTAGTGAGTTCTGTTTTAGCAGCAGCTATTGCAGAATTTCTATCTACTACCTCTTGAGCAATATCATCAGCCAATTCTCCTTGCAAAGCATTAATAGCCTCAGTTCTTGCTGTAACCTCATCTGAGATTTGTTTTGGTAAAGTAGTATCAAGCTTAACCTTATCTGCAGCAGCCATAACACCAGCTTTAGCAGATGATGCAGTAGGAATTTGTAATCCTTGGATACCAGTACCATCTGCCCTTTCATAATTTATGGCAGCTTTAGAGGCATCTGTAACAATTGAGATTAATCGTATAGGATTAAAAGCCATAAGAGCATTAAGATTGTCTGTAGTAGTCTTACCCTTAGCTCCATCATAAGCAGTACCAGTAATCTCTCCAATTACTACTCCACCAGAAACAATCAGAGACCAAGTAGTACCAGTCCATCTGAATTGATAACCGGGTTCTCCCGTAGTTACATTCTGATAAATCTTTCCTGCCTCTCCCGTTATTGGTGTATTATGGTCAGCATCTGCAAAGAGAGAGATATTAGAAAGATCTCCAGTAGGAGACTTATCGTATGTTGCATATACATCGATTACATCATCTACATATGAGGGTAATTGTTCAGAAGGTACTTTACCATTTTCATCCAGAGAAGCTAATCCACTAGCTTGTGCCTTAGTTGCAATGAAGGCATCTAGGGCATCCTGAACTCCTTGTATGTCCTCGGTTAATTCAGTTTTCAAGGCAGCATCTGCTTCTGTTCTTGCAGTTACCTCGTTATCAATTCGGGTACCCAATACAGTATCAGCAGCAGTTCTATCCTGAACTTCCTTATTGATAGCCGTAGTTAACTTCGTATCTAAGGCAGTATCAGCATCTTTTCGATTTTGAACTTCTGTAGCTATTGAAGCTTCTAAAGCCGTCTTAGTAGTTTGGATTAATTCTTTGAGTTCTGTTTCCAGTTCTGAAGTATCAGTTCCAAGACCATCAATCAAAGCCTTCAAAGCTTTACCTTGTTCTGCACTTAATGGTACCTTAGTTCCACCTGCAGTTAAGTTATTTACTACATCTCCTTCGATAAGAATTTTACCAGCTCTTACTGTAGAAATAGACCAAGCACCTTGAGCAGTTCTCTTGAACTCTCTGTAGAATTCCATACCAGCCAATTCATACATAAATCTCAAAGTAATGGCACCAGTAGTAGGACCACTAAGTTGTAAACTTAATCTAAATTGTTGATAGAAATTGTTGCCGGTATCTACCAATATATAAGGACGGTGTGTAGTGTTATTTGCAATCTCATTAAGCAATTCATCAGTAAATACTGCTGCAATCTCTTCTGAGGTTGCCGAAGCAGATATATTGAATGCTGCTGCCGGGATAATAATTGGTTCTAATTGAGCATCAAGTTTTTTCAAAGAATCAACTACATCAACTGAACCGCCCATATAATTCGTATCAGTAAGAGCTGGCATTCCCAAATCATTGGTAAGACCTACTGCAGCTTTTACATTATTGAATTTAGAATCAGCATCTGCTTTATCGACTTCAATTCGTTTTTGTACTTTACCAAAAGCTGCCGAAGTAGTATCTGTTACCTTTACATCCAAATCTGCAGGAGTAGTACCGGTTGCCTTTACATAGCCATCGAGTTTGATATCAGTACCATTAAGTACTGGATTAGAATCCAAACGATGAGTATTGATAGTATGAGCATTGGTAGCATCAATATTATCCTGCAAAGTAGTATCGGCTTCAGTACGGGCAGTCTCTTCAGCATCAATATTATCCTGCAAAGTAGTATCTGCAGCTTCCCTTGCATCTTCTTCATTATCGATACGAGTACCTAATTCACTGTCGGCATTGGTACGGTCTGTAACTTCTTTATTGATACGAGCATTCAGAATAATATCTCTTTGAGTTCTTGCAGCTTCTTCTGCATCCAGGGCCTCTTGAAGAGCCTTATCTGCAGCCATTCTTTCTGCAATCTCAGTATCGATACGAACTCCCAGTGCAGCATCAGCAGCAGTTCTTGCAGCTTCTTCTGCATCCAGGGCCTCTTGAAGAGCCTTATCTGCAGCCATTCTTTCTTCCCTTTCGGTTCCCAGGTCTGCAGTATTCTGGTCGATTTTACCTTCCAACCGAATGTCTTCTGCCTTACGAGCAGCAATCTCAGTTTCAAGTAAAACCTTAACTTCCAGATAAGAACCAGAAATATTATTCTGAATACCCTGAATCAATTCCAAATTTCTCTGAATGTTTGCAGCATTCTGAGTGATAAGAGCATCTTGGTTATTTGCTCTTGCCAACAATTCAGTACGAGTTTCAGTAACATAGGTTCTTAAGTCTTCTACTGTCTTGGTCAGAGTAGTACTTAGAGTAGTAAGCTTGGCATCTAAAGCAGCATCACCTTCAACTCGTTTTTCAGTTTCTGTCTCAATCTTCGTAGTTAACTCATTTAACTTCTGAGTCATGGTTGTTGCGAAGTTGGGGTCATCACCTAATGCCCTAGCAATCTCTTCCAGAGTATCCAATACACCAGGAGCAGAGCCAATGATTTTCTGAATTGCAGCTTCTACCTCAGCTTCAGTTTGGAATCCTGAATCATTCAGAAGTTCAGAAACTTTAGTTATGTAATTAGCATGTTCCTCGATTCCATTCAGTTTATTCAGAAGAACATCGGTAAAGTCGTTTGAAGAAAGTACCTTACCATCTACTTTATCTACCTTCTTAGATTCAAGACCCTGGATAGCAGTTGTACGGTCTGAGATTTCCTGGGCAATCTTATTATCTAATAGGGTATCGGCATTCTTACGGTCAGCAACCTCTTTATCAATATTTACCTGAAGAGCTGTATCTCCTGCTAAACGGGTATTGGCTTCATCGGAAATATCCTTAGTTAAACCATTTACTTCGTCTTTATGATTTGCTATTGCAGTATCCAAATTTGCCTGTATAGCATTCTCTCTAGCGGTTGCTCGGTCTTTCTCAGTATTAATTGCTACGGTATTAGCTTCTACCTTTGCTTTGACTTCATTTAAACCTGCAGTAGAACCAGTCTCCAAAGAATCAATTCGGTCACTTAAAGTTTTATCTGCTGCTTCCCGGTCCTTAACTTCTTGAGTAACCTCACCTTCTACTCGAGTAATCTCGGATGAAGTCTGTTGGCTCAAGTTAGATATCTGACCTTCAATCTTTGTTTCCAGGGCAGTATCTGCAGACTTGCGGTCTCCAATTTCCTTATCCAGATTTACTTGAAGGATTTGGTCTGCTGCCTTACGTTCTGCTGTTTCTGTACCCAAAGCAATATTGGTAGTATCAATACGAGAACTCAAGTTACTGTCGCCATTAGTACGGTCTACAATTTCCTCATTAACCATATCCTTAACTTCCTTGTAGTTATCGGCAATGGTTTTATTCATGGCAGTGATTGCCTCTGAGTTCTTTGTGATATTTGCTTGGTTAGTAGCGATAGCCGTAGTATTAGCATTTACCTGAGCAGTCAATTCGTTCTTAACAGTATTGATTGCATCCTGCATTGATAAAGCCAAATCAGATACTCTTTGAGTAAGAGCAGCAATATTATCAGTATGAGTTTTATCAGCAGTCTTTCTATCAGTTGCTTCCTTATCTATATTTGCCTGCAGTGTAGTATCTGCATCTTTTCTGTCTTGGATTTCTTTTGCCAAGTTATCCTTAACTACTTGAAGAGCAGTATCTCCGGTAGCAGCCGAGTTATCTACATACTCCTTAAGTTCTTCCTTAAGAGCAGCATCAGCTTCCTTACGTTCTACAACCTCTTTATCAATATTTACCTGCAAGGCAGCATCTGCTGCAGTACGGTCTTCGATTTCTTGGTTTACCTTTTCTGTGATTGCTGCCAACTTCTTGGTGATAGTTGAAGCGAAGTTAGGATCATCCCCTAATGCTTTAGCAATCTCTTCCAGAGTATCAAGTACTTCTGGTGCAGAACCAATAATCTTTTCAATAGCTGCCTCTACTTCGGCTTCAGTTTGATAACCAGCATCATTTGCCAACTGTGATACCAAGGTTATGTAGTTTGCATGTTCTTCGATTCCATTCAGTTTGGCAAGTAAGAGGTCTGTAAAATCATTCTTAGTTAAAGAATAACCTTCTCTTTTATCTACCTTCTTGGAATTAAGGTCTGCATCTGCAGCAATACGAGCTTCTTTCTCTGCTTCAATGGCAGCAAGTACATCGGATTTATCTCCATCAGTCTTTTCACTTAAAGCCGTTATCTTCTGGTCAAGGATCTGGTCCTGAGCAGTACGAGTTGCAGCCTCAGAATTAATATTAGTCTGAAGAACTTGGTCTGCAGATTCCCGGGCTTGAGCCTCTTTATCAAGGTTTACCTGGAGAGCATTGTCTGCATTGGTACGGTCAGCTATTTCTTTGGTGATATTATTCTGAAGTGTTTCATCTGCAGCTTTTCGATTTACTACCTCATCAGAAAGTTTACTTTCCAGGGCAGCATCACCCGTTTGACGATTTGTGATTTCTTCAGTAAGTTTCAACTGAATGTTTGCATCAGCATTTGCTCTCAGTTGTGCTTCTGCAGCAACATCTTGTTTAAGCTCTGCCTTATCATTGATATGCAAGGTGTTCAGTTGGTGAATACTTTCTGACAGAGCATCATCGGCAGTTTTACGGAGCTCAGCTTCTTTATCTACCAAATCCTTAGCATAAGCTTTAGCATCTGCCAATGAACCAGTAGTTTCGTTTCTGAGGTCTGCAATGTCAGCAGTATTCTTATCGACTTTTGCTTCTATCTTATCTACCTTATTAATAAGGTTAGTAACGGCATTGTCGATTTTATCATTAAGTAAATCCACTGCCTTGATAAAATTAGAGTTAACCTCGCTAATTTGGGTACTCAGTTTCCCTTCCTCCTCCTTAGCTCGGTTAACTTCATCAGTCAGTGCATTACGTAAATCCGTTAGTTTGTTGGTAATTGTAGTAGCAAAGTTGGGGTCATTTCCCAATGCTTCTGCCAATTCCTTTAATGTATCAAGTGCATCATCAGCACCATCAATCAAATCACTGATAGCTTGTTTTACTTGTTCTTCAGTCTGGAATTTAGTATCATTCTCCAACTGAGAAAGCTTAGTGATGTAGTTTGCTCTTTCTTCAATGCCTTCCAGTTTCTCTTTGAGTTTATCCGTGAAGTCATTTTTAGATAAGTCGTATCCTTCTCTCTTATCTACCTTATTGGCAATAGAAAGAACGAATGCCCAGAACTCATTAATAGTTCCAGCAAACCCAGCCTTTACGAAGTCATCAAAATAACCTTGTAAAAGTCTTTGGTCAATTTCTTCATTTGTGTAATACTTACTTACGTACATATTGTTATTATTTTAAGGATTGATTACTTGCTTACCACAGAAGAAGTCAGAATTCTTATCTCTGAATGGTTCTCCTTCTTTTCCACAGAAGGCATTCATTGGAATATCTGGATGTTCTGGGTCTGGGTCTCCCCCGTCTTCAATATCACCTCTGATTATTGCATAATCTGGAAGTTGATTGATACGGAATTTTATCACCTGGCCAATACCCGGATGAGGTATTATCTTATCCCAAACTTCTCCAAAGTAATCTTGAAAGCAAGTAACAAACTTACCTCCAGTCATAGACTGAAATGTAGTAACGTCTAAATTACTTTTCTTACTTTCAATATGTACTCCAGATGTACCGTTCAAGACAATCAGGTTACTATCAAACCAAATACCGTTTCCGGTATTAATTGGTTTCCATCGTAACATTAACATCTTTGCCATATACTTTTCAATTTTATTCTACGAATTGTATTTTGGTATCTCGGTCCCTTTTTAGGATAACCATGAAGACTAATGCTTCATCCTTGGCCTGAGCAACTTGTGTATCTCCAGAAGGTTTATAAGTAATACCATTAATTACGAACCTATCTTCAGACCAGTTAAAATCCCAATAGCCTTCTGGAGTTAAATGTCCCAGTTGTTCTATATATGATTTAGTAACCAGTATTGATAAATTCTCATCATCGAGTTCTCCAGTTACTGTTGCCTTATTAATAGGCCAGTTTCTGAAGGCATTGTAATAACATAATGCCTCGATTGGTATATTATAATATTTAGGGATTTCATCTTCTCCATGACTTAGGAGTTGATTTACATTCTTTGCCCAAGTTATAGTTTGCCTACCAGCATCTATATCCAAGAAATCATTTATAATCTTCTTGTATCTATCCCAAGACCGGTTCTTAACCAATCTATGAGGAGTCTTGGTCATCGTTTTCTAATTAAGGTTCTACCATTACGTTTTACTGGAGAGCTGGGGTTTGGCCCATCTATTAATCCAGGTCTTCTTCTGTCTACTACTCTTGGAACTACTACATGACTTGCTTGGTCACAGAATGGTAAGTAGATTTCCAATCGTCCAGCTAACATACAAAGGTTTTTTCTTAACTCGTCTATGATACCGCCAGGTTGCATTGCTTGAGAGAATGTTTTCCATAGGGAAGATGTTGCATCGGCAAGTGTATCATAGTACTGCACTTCAGTAGGCCCAGTTGTGATTTGTTTGATTCTATCACCTCGAGCTTGTTCCGGTTTAGAAGAACCATCACCAACTTGTTCTTTGGTTGAAGTAAGTTGACTTAGGTATTCTCCTGTACTTGTTAATAAATTAAGGAGCTTAACATTGAGATAATCCCATGCTGCCAATTCCATAATTAATTGGTTTTCTAGAGCTTCATACATTAACTCATCATTATATTTATCCAGTGGGATAATATGATTTACTAGCGGTTGGATATATAACTGCCATTTAGTTATGTACATTGCTTTCTCTTCTGATGACATACCATCTGAGATTTCTGAAGGAATGTAATAATTGATTAGGTTATATATACTATCGGTTAATGTAGTTTTAGACTCGGTATTTACAATTACGGTTTTAGTTGCATTTAAGTTAAGTCCTTCGGAGTTCGTTATGTTCAACGCTACTGTATAGAATCCGGACTTTTCATAAGTATAAGTAGGTTGTTTAACATCATAAACGGACCCCTTATCATCACCAAAGTCCCAGTCAAAAATGGCCTTGGCTGGGACTTTGGTTAATACTCTAAATGAAACTTCCAGACCATTCGCAATAGCTACAAAGTCTAGATTGTCCATGGTATCTTATTTTTTAGATTCTTCGAACTCTTCCAACAGAACCTGAATCAGAGTTTCAACTGTATCACCTTTGTCGGCAACAATTTCGTGACGAGCAGCGATAAGGGTTGCTTCTTCGAGAGTATAGGCTTTGGCAATCTTTTTGATTTCCATACCTTTTTCGAACTGAGCATTCAGTTTCTTTTCCAACTTATCGATGTCATCATTGGAGTATTTGTCGACAGCTTTCTTATCAAGAACCAAACGCAGGTGACCTGAATTCAAAGCCATCTGAATCTTTTTAGTTCTGTACTGTCGAGCACTCAATTCTTTTTCTTCTCCTCTACAAATTGTAATACCTGTAGATTGGTCATGGAAGCTGTAAGCTTTAGCACCTACAGTTACTTTATATTTATCCATAATTTTACTAAGTTTTTAGATGTTTAAAATTAGGGGTAGGTCCTCGCAAAACCTACCCCATCAAGAAATGGAATTATTTGTAAAATAAACCAGGTGTATTATTACTCAAGGTTAACCAAGAGATACGGGTCAATGTTCATAAATTCGGGGAATCCAAATTCTGAGAACTTCTTCTCTGCAGACAGAATCAATGCAGCATCCTGATACATCTTAGAGAAGCCTGTAGTCAGAGTAGCATAGATTGCCTGAGTCTGATTTGATACGATTCTTTCTGATTCAAGCATCAACTGTTTTGCAGTCAATTTAATCAAAGCAGCAGTTGTATCAATCAACAGCAAACCTTGGTCAGGTGTTCCCGGATGAATATAGAAGTTAGCATTCTTAGGTACCGGAGACTTCACGTTCAGTGTAGCTTCAGTTGTACCAGAATGACGTTCTTTGAATTCCGGCAAGTTCAGCATTTCGATTGCCTGGTCTTCACCACCAATCATAGTAGTAAAGTTACGTCCCATACGAGCAGCTCTTACCCAGATATGTAGCAAGTCTTTGTAAGTGATACCATTCGTAGTTTCATATACACCGATAACCGGAGCAGATTCTGAACCATCGGGTTTGTTACCGTTGATAACAACATCCATTGCCAGAGTATCCATTGCATAACCAAGCTGAACACCGAAGTCACGAAGGTAGATTGCCAATACATCCAGAGATACGTAGTTACGAACTTCATCAGTAAGTTTGAATCCCTTACCAATTTTGAAGAGACTTACTGATTTCTGTCCAAAGCTTACATCTCCCAATGGGATAGTTTCTGCTTCGTTAACCTTTGCAGGTGCAGCATCGGACATATTAATCATCGGCATGATTGCGCTAAGACCACTGATTGACTGGTCAGATGCAATAATCTCCGGATAGAACGGAGCTTGACGCATACCAAGAGTGATAGCAGAACGAATGATTTCCGGAACAATCCAACGAACATCTTGCTGAGGCATCGTGAAGATGTTTTCCATTGTGTCGATTTTCGGATTGATATCCAACTTCTCGAACAATTCATCTTGGGTAATACCCCATTTACCAGTTGTAAGTTCACCTAGTGTGATGTCCACAGGTTTTTTGTTCTGTGAACCTTGACGGTAAGCATCCAACTGCTGTACCATTTGAGGAAGTTCTTTTGCGAAGTCTTCTCTCTTCAATTTTGAAATATCAACTTTTTCCATGTTTCTTCTTCTCTTATTTAATAAGTACTTGAATTACCTCGTTTGCCTCATCTGCAGGTGTGATGGCAATGAAAGGTGTAGCATCTGTTGACTGGTTTGCTTTTACAAATCGGCCGTTCAGTAAGTCACCAGAGGGAACTACATATCCTGCTTTTAAGTCAGCAGCATTAGATACCCAGTTACAAATCATGTAACCTTCTACAGCAACAGTTACCTCTACTGGGAATTTGTTCTGTGCTTGGTAAGCAGGATTTACATTGTCGGTTACTGCCACTCCGATATATACCTGAGTAGGTTCAGTGTAAGGCTCAATTAAACCGTCTTCTCCAAGAGCTACCGGCATACCTTGCAAAATTGTTTCACCATCTTTTACACAGAAAGCTTGGTGCAATTTGTGTGATTCACTTTTGTAAATCACCGCTCTTGGGGTCTTTTCCCCAAACAGCGTCATTGGCTGGTCTTTGTTTACGATTTTAGTCATAACAGTGATATTTATCGATTATTACTTGAATTTCTTCTTATACAAGTCTTCGAGGGTTTCCGAAGTAGACTTGGCTTCTGCATTCGAAGTAGTTGCAGGTTTCTGAGTTCCAGTCTTTTCATCATTCTCTGCAACAGAAGAAGCACGGCTTACATCATGAGAACCACAGCTTGCACATACCATTGGGAATTTTTCTTCCAGACGACTCTGATAATCCTTAGTTAAGGAAATGAGAGTAACGATGCCAGTAGTTTCGGCATTCAACATTGTAACAATAGTTTCATCGGCTTTGTCACCCATCAACTTCTTGTAAGTAGTAACAGCATTTTCACGGAGAGAAGCAATGTGATTCTTTCCTACAGTTGCCATTTCCTTCAAGTTTGCAACTTCTGCATTCAGGTTGGTAATCTGTTCTGTAAGAGAAGATTTCTCTGTAGTAAGATTATCTACCGTTGTCTGAAGACTGTTTTTGGATGATACCAAGCTTTGAATACAAGAAATAACTTCTTCCTGAGTCATTTCTTTGCCCTCTGCCAGAGATAACATGTTATCTCCGAAAAGCTTTTCTAAAAATTCTTGCAATTCTTTGTTCATATTTTCTTTATTAGGATTATGATTTTCTTGGGTACCATTATCATTAAAAGAATCTGGAGTATTGTCCTTTTCTTGGAATGAGTTGAAATCCGTTTTGTAGTCAGTAAAGAAGTACTGTTTGGACTTGTCATCCCGATATTCCTCATAAGAAGACCAGGTTCTTTTTGCAAAGGTTGGATTAATGATTTTACCATCTTCACCAATCTTTTGAGCAAATGAATCAGCTCCATGAGATACCAGGGATGTTTCCATATATCGAACTACCTCAGTAACTATTCTACGAACCATTTCACCTTTAGAGTCATAAGTACCAAGTTTTTGATAGAATTCACCATCTTCCATTCCTGGGTGTGATTTATCCCACTTAAACTGTACTGTTACTGAGTTACTGTGAATTGAAGGAGGTTCCATGAGAATACCTCTAGCAATTCTTGGGTTAGCTTTACCATCAATCTTCAAAATACCGTTGATACCTGCAGGTATAGTAAAGCTTCCATCCTTATAAGACTCCTGCCACATTACTTGAGATACAGCTCCGATTGCATTACCAATATTGGTTTCATGGTCGCAATTTACTGTTTGTCCAAGTAACATTCTCATAGAAGCCTTGAGTACTCCATTCTGGCCAAAGTCAGTAGGATTCCAGTTCTTAGATACAATCGTTTCAGAAAGTAATCTAAACATTGGTTCTATGAACTCTTCATCCTTCGGAGTAAGTTCCGATTTATCAAGGTTTGGATAATAGGTATTATAATCTATATCTCCTCCCCAAAATCCAAATTGAGCAATGGTATCCGGTGTCGGAGTCTTCCATTTGTAATAATTCTCTGAGAAAGCCTGGGCTCCAACTGCTTCTGGGATATACCCAGCCATAATGGTATGACCCTGGCCAATCACCATTGAATCAAGATGCTCTTTGTTTTTCTTAGTAAATTTACTCATCTTGCTTTTGTATTTTGGTCTCCACGAGATGGAGCCGGATTAGTTTTATCTCTTGACCTACGAGCAGATTGATTTTTATCATCCTGCCTTTGCTTCTTCTTGGTTCCCTCTTGAGGGTCTGAATTACCTTTAGCAAATTGGTCCTCAAGTGAAACTCTTGGTTCATCTTCATCAGGAGAATCATAACCCATTGCCCAAGCATATTGGTCTTGGCTAATGATACCAGCCTTATATAATAAATCCAGGTTTTGGATTTTATACTGAAGACCTTGTTGAACCTTAACTTCATCGGAAATAGTTGAAGTTCCCCATGATATCTTTATCCCTTTATTATCAAAGCCTGCCAGACGCAGTTCTAGAGAATAAAGAAAGTCCAATACATAAGTTACAAGCATTTGGATATTTTTTAACTGGCTGATTAATTTAGATAGCATTATACCCGTTGCTCCCTCTCCTGTTGTTGAACTAACTCCAATAAGGTTTCCATTAACTCCCAAACCATTTGCAACTGATTGCTGATTCATGTTCCATGGTTTCTCAATATTACCAAGTTCTTTGGTAGTTGAATTAAGTTTAAACTCATGGTCATCAATGTAACCAGTTACTATACCGTCTTTCATACCATTACGAAGATTTCTTTTCAAATCCTTTAGTGTACGTTCAAGACGAGATTGATAAGCCGGTAAGCTTTCATTTGGGTTTTGGTCTGGTTTAGTCATCTTAGCTTCCAAGAATCCTACCATACCAACCATTTCCATAATGTGTTTGAAGTTAACCTTCATATCATGTTGGCCTTTTAATGAATCCAATGCTGCCATAAAAGGAGGAATCCCATAAGGTTCATCAGTATCATTAAACATACCAGCATACACATAAGTTTCTGGGTTTAATTTGATATAATCTTGGTGCTTAACGAAGTAATTCTTATTCCTCTGGTAAGGAGAATATACTCCATTGTTCTCTCTTTTGAAAACAATGTTCTCTGGTCTAAGGAATAAAACTGTGTCCAAACCTTCTAGTTTATCATTGGGAACTCCTTCAACAGAAATAGCTCCACTAACAAGGCATTGTACAATCATCTTATTAACTAGACCATCTATACCAGCAGTATACCTGGACCATTTCTTAGTAGCTTCAGTAAGATGTTTCCTCATCTTATCTGCTTCAGTATCTGAGTTGTTTGGGAATGTTACCGTATGACCAGTGTTTGCCAACTTAAACATATCCTGCAAAGCAATGCCCATATCCGGATTTACCTTATATAAATCACGAATCAAAGGGATTACTTCAACACGAAAAGAAGGATCTACCATTACGGTCATCCCTTTCAGAGTACTGAGTAAAGAGTTATCTTCATCTACTGATACTCTACCAGGAGATATAGCAGCAGCTTTTGGCTTGCTTGGCTCCTTGTTTGATTCAGGAGGTGGGTCTTTCTTTCTACCCCAACTCCAATTAAAATTGAGCTTTTTCATTTCGGTTGTACTATTACGTTAGTTTTTCCTTTTCTTATGTGATTACAGATTGCTTTACCGAATATAGAGTCATCTGCATATACATCGCCTTCAAGGTCTACATCTACTGTAGAGTTGTTAGCCCTATGTTTACCCATTGCAACTGGCCTACCTAAACCATCATATATGAAGGTATATGCTTCTTGAACAAAGAAAGGGTCTTTAACAGTGACATTATCTTCTCGAATATCCTGTTCAAGTCCCTCTACAATAACAGAACGGTTCTTTTGTGTAGTTAACCATCCTGGAGATTTATCTACCTCAGGTCTAGATTTACCTTTCTTTTTAAGCATTTTCTGATAGTAATACAGTTTAGGGTAGCCTTCAGTTTGAAGAGCAGAAGTTACTGCCAATCCAACATCATTAGATTCTGGAGCAATAGTGGCAAAGTTAAATAAATGACCTGTATCTCCAAGTAACCTTGCATACTTATCTACTGAAAGTCTACCTTTGAATACTGCTTGTTCTTCTCCTTGTTTATCCATGCAAGTAAATGCAGAGTAGTCAGAAGACCTACCAGTTGAAACGTCAGCACCAATGAAGTATTCCTTATCTGGGTCTGGGTCTAAGAATTGCCGATACTGACCATTAAACCTTTTCTTAATAACCGGATAATCACTAAGACAGTCTTCGATAGCTTTGATATCAGCTAAGTCGAAGACCGTATTTCCAGATGATAAGAAGTCACCATCAATTTCTTGTGCAGTTCTTTTGGCTCCAAGAGCAGAAGACATTTCATTGTACCAATTAATATCTCGTTCTGGGTGCATTTGCCAATACAATCTGAGTGGGTTAAATGGATTCCCACCTGCAATAGCATCAACCCAAGTTGAGTGGTAGAAGTTACCAACTCCATAAGGAGTGGAATTGATGATAGCAGCTCCACCAGTGGAAAGAGTAGGGAAAGCAGCTGCCCAGATTTGGGCTGCCCATCTAACTACTGCTGCTTCATCAATTACCAGTAAGGATAGAGATTCTGAACGACCAGCTTCTGATGATGTTGGAATGGATTCTATGAATGAGCCATTATCGAACTCTATCATTGATGCAGAACCATATTCTCCCGAACGACCATTTATAATCGGTGTCTGTAAATACCATGGCAGGTTTTTGTACATGAACTTAATCTTCTTAAGTACCTTCTTTGCTGTTGTGTCCTTGATTGAGATAATGTTAATCTTCTTGTTAGGATGATACATTGCCAACCATAGGCAGTACATAGAAATGAGCTCCGTAATACCTGCCTGCCTGAACTTAAGCAGAATATTGAAACGTTCCTTTACGAAGTTATACAGAACCGATTTTTGATACGGGTAAAGTTCGAATCTTACCTTTCCCCTCATAGGGTGTATCACATAAGTGAAAAGGCTAAAGTAAAAAACATCATTACTAACTTTAGCAAGTGTTGCTAGTTCTTCCCTTGTAAGAGCAGATGTGTTAGTTTCTATGTTAATCTTCTTTGCCATAATCAAAAGTTATATGTTACTGAAAACTCTAAGTCAGCTTTTATTCCCGAAAAGAACTTCGGATAATGAAAAGCATTTATACCGAGTTTATAATTGAAATTAGTAGTCTTGATTGAAAGGCCTGTCCCTATGTCTAACATTTGATTAAAGACCCTATATTTACCATAAACGTATGGACTTAGAGTTAGTTTTCTAATTCTTTTTTGAGTTAATTGACCTTCATACCAATTGTACTTATACTTATCTAAGTCCATGTTAAACATTCTCGTTGAATAAGAGTTTGTTTCTTTGTTGAATAAACTTAGATTCAATTGGTTTTTATCCAAAGTAAATTGGACCAAAGAATCTTCTCTACTAATTCTATTCGAAGTAACCGCTGTTGAATCAGAAGCCTGGGGTTTAGTCGAATTGCTACTGTTTCGATAGAAGTCATAGAGAAGAATTCTCTGGGGCTGAACCAATTGTGTATATGATGGTTGGGGCTTGAAGTTCTCTTTCAATTTGATTGTATCAGGAATGCCAATGACCGATGAATCAGGAAGTTGTCTGATATATGAATTCAGTTTGTAATTCCTGAAGCAAAGGTAAATAGTAAATCCTAGTAGCAAAAGGAACACAAAGTTCTTCCACTTGTTTTTATCTGTTTTCATCATCGCGAAAAATTAAATTATTACTAACTATTGGTAATCGCTTTGCGATTACCTTTTATCGAACGTAGTGAGATAAATTTCCTATACCTAAAACATATATCCAATATCTACTACAAACAATAGCTATTATACGCATATAAAAATATAGATATATATACGTAGTATATTATATATCTATATTTTTCAAAGGGTGGTTTGGACTAATATATACTTTAGTATATATTAACATGAAAGTGTACTTAGACATTTTTGATACATTTCCTAAACCAAATCCCAACTTCGTATACCGAACCTTTGGCAATTGTATACCTTGCCTTATTCAACCAATAAAGGTAATTCTCTTGGTCAATGTAAATCTTAAACTGTTTGGGAAATCCCATGATTGCCTTGAAATCATTAATCCCAAGAGGATACCCATCAGGTCTAAATTGCCTATCTGCAGGTCTCAAAGTTAGAGGTGGTTTATCTAACTCCAATCGATATACTCCCGGGAGAGTACTCATCTTAGCAGTTTTAATGGGCCATTTCTTCTCTTGCTTGAAAGCACTATTCCATAATACTTGAATCTTCTCAACGGTCAAATTCTTTTTTTCGGGAAGCTTTCGATAGTCATACATTGCAAGGGTCTTTTCTATCGGAATGTTATAATTACTCCCGTAAGGAGATACAAAGAGCAAGTCTCTAGTAAGTTTTGGAGTTTTTACTTGGAATACTTCATTAAAAGCATTTAAGTATTTCTTACCAGTTTTCTTATGCACTCCGATGATGATTAGACGTTTCCTTGATACTTGGGAGTTCCCATAGTCAGAAACGGACCTTTCATGAAAAATAAGTTTATAGTCCTTAAAGGTTTCCTCAAAGAAGTCCCTGGGAAGTAGAGATAGCAAACGAGGAAGATTTTCAATAAGAAAAATCTTAGGCTTATATTCCATTATTGCAGCAGTTACTAGATTTAAACTCCTGTTATCCTTGGGGTTACCCAATTCTTTTACCTTTGAAAGTCTCATTACTGAAGCTATCCCGCAATCGGGGGAAGCAACCACCATATCTACTTTCTCATCAAATTCTTGTAAACAAAACCCCTTATAAAAAGGTATATCTCCAAAGTTTAACTTCCATTGACTTTCACAACTAGTATGAAATACTCCTCTGGGTTCAATATTGGCTAGTATTTTATATTTCTTACTATGTAAAAATGGAAATAATAACGCCCCTTGGGCGGCTGAAACACCTAATATATTCATATATGAAAAATTTAGTTCAATGTAATGTACCGGGTTTTTGTAACTTATATGTTACTAAAGAGGGTAAAGCTTTTAAAATCCAATCTAATAATACTCTAAAAGAGCTTAAAGTAGGTTATAGAACTAACTCTAAAAGAAATGGAACCTATATTAAGCCAACGGTTAGTGTTAGAGTTAGAGGTAGAAAACGTAACTCCAGACAAACTTTGGCAAGATTAGTAGCTTTAGCTTGGGTTCCTAATCCAGATAATAAAAACTGTGTATGTCATAAAGACAACAACCCTTGTAACAACCATTATAAAAACCTGTATTGGGGTACAGTTTCTGAAAATAATACACAAAAACAAACTGATGGCCGAGCTAGAGTTTACTCCGATAGATTAAGGCTTAGAGTATATAGGTATAAATTGAGACATCCCAATACTACCTCAAGATACTTAGCTCAAAAATTTAAAATAAGTAAGACTAAAGCTCGGTCAATTGTAACGGGAAAAGATTATGTAATTAAGAAAGCCTATTTCTTGTAGCTTCTAAGTTTTACATACTTAACCCAGGAATAATGTTTACGAGTTCGGATATACTCCAAGTCATGGTCATTATTATGGGCTTCTTCTTCGAAGCTTACATCATGATATCTTTCGCTTTGTTTGTTCCACTTAGCAAAGAACATGATGATTAGGTACTCGATTGCATACCATAAGTAGTAGAATATCCACAACATCTCTTGCATTTGTTTGAGATGAATGTGCTCATGATTGTAATCATAGGTATCAAACTTAGCACCTTTTCTCACAAAGACAATTCCGAATAGGTTCATTGCCTTGTATCCCTTAAAAGGGATGAATTTGTTGTAGATTACCTTCATTATATCTTGTTTTTAAAGTTTTCGTAAGCGTTCTTTAACTTCTGGTCATAGGCATTTTCAGCATAACCAGGACCATTATACTTCCGAGCAAAGCCTGCCCAGTCATGTTCCTTCAGATTTTTCAAGCAACTGGTGTTATTCATGTAGTAATACATGAGTTTTAGCTGACTTGCATGAGATTCTTGCATCTTTTTCACGAATTCAAAGACGTCTTTACAGCCACAATAGCTGTGATTGAAGCCCATAATCTGAAACATTCCCCAAGAAGCTGACTTTAAAGCACATTCTTCGTCAATTTTCTTGGCAATTTCAAGTCTTTTGTACTCATTTGCTCCTCCCAAGTACTTCGATTTATCCCATTTTGGGAAACAAATGGTAGGATAACTCTTTTGAGCGGCTACTGACTTGTCTAAACCGAACTTATTTTTGATTTCTTTGTACATAATGTGACCTTCAAACAGAATTTGAGGTCTACCATCTACTAGAAATCCATCTCTACCTGCTCCTTCAACCAGTTGTACTGCCTTTAAAAGAGCTGGCTCCAGTCCTAAATCATTGGCCAGAGCCACAATCATTTCATTAGTTAACTTATCCATAACGTTATATTTTAAAGTTCATTAAAGAAAAGAAAGTATTGCGTATACCTTATCTGGATGATAGTTAGGAGTTCTATTATCTTATATAAAAATTTATAATAATATGGAAGAGAAACTCACATGTCACCTATGTAATTCACCCTTAGATTTGGATGATTACGATTTAGCCAAAACAGTACCTCAATTAATGAGGGAAAAACAACTTTGTTTTCGATGTGCTTTTTGGCATAGAATCCTTGAATCAGATAAAACTTTGATAGAGGATTCTAATTATGAAATGATTCCCTTGGTTACACCCTATTTTCAGCATTATTCTATTCACTTAAATAAGATTTGGTTAGAAGTCGCTACCTTTAGAAGAGAGTCATTAGGTTCAACTAAGAAATATATTGCTGCAATGGTAAATGATAAAGTGTATATTGGTTCGTATAATAATTGGGGATTCCAGGGAATAATTCCGGCACACTTAAGAGAACTTTTTACTCCAAATGGTATAATTCTAACTCCAGAACAACTGGATAACTTACTTAACAGGAAATCCTTTACCGCAGCAGATTTAAAAATAATGATTAATAATTGTATTAAATCAGAATAATTTTGTATATTTGCATAAACAATTTTAATAATAAAGATATGAAAAAGAACAAAGAAACCAAAAAGCTAAAGGAGGGTGAAGAAGTCATTTTCTCTGACAGCAAAACTCTTATGGAGAAAGTAATCGTAGAATCCATAGATAAGAAAGGTGGGTTTGCAGTACTGAGTAACAAAGTAAAGGTATCAAGAACCCTGGGACCCGATGGATTCTATACAAGGTTAGATGGTAAATCAAGTATAATATTACCTCTAACAGATAAATCTGAATTGGATTACCAAGCCTTCAAAGCTTACTTCTCTATTAAGAGAAACCTGGAATTTATCGAAGCCAAGATAAAAGATATGAAGGACAAAGAGTTCAGCGAACTAATAGTAGAGTTAGATAAGAAGATATCCAAAATCGTAAATAAGTACTTTGAACAATGACAACTTGGATAATCTTAGGCATCATATATGCCGTATGTGCTATACCTGCATGGTTTATGACAAGAATTATTACCTCTACCCACCCAATGAAAAGGGTGGGGTTCTTTTTCCTAACCATCTGGTTAATCATGCCTCTATTTCCGATATATTTATTAATCACATACTTTAAGAACTATGAACAGAGAAATAACGACGAAGAAAGTAGGTAGGCAAAAGAAGCTTACCAATCCATGCCCAGTAATTAAAGGAGAAGTACAGATAATGGTAGGAAGCCCAAAGTGTATTACCTGCCAATGGTTTGAAAGAAAATTAGAGAAAGATGGAAGAGCCTACGTTCACTGCAATCGATTATAATTCCTTAGAAAATAGGGTAATTGAGGGATTGGTAGGAGATTATTACCAAATGGTAAAGAATACCTTTGAGACAGTCCTATATGGAAGGATTCATATACAGGATTCTCCGAGAGGATTATGTGCTGACCTGATAGAGGTAAGTAGAAATATTTATAAACAATATGACCAATATGACCTCCCAGATCGGATATTCCTATGGAGGCAGGTAATTAAACCATGGTTTACCCCACAAAGGTTTAACCTTACCTATGTATACTTCGGATATTCTACTCCTTTAATCCAACATCTGAAGGAAGAAGTTCTAGATATAAATGGGAGGGTATGGTTCAAGGTACCATTAGAAAAGCTTAAGGACCACGAATATCTTATGGGAACAGCATTCTGGTTTCCTATATCTAAAGATTATAATGCTGAACGTATTAAAATACTAGAGTGTGCCTTGGAGGATTTAGAGAGAATTAAAAGAGAGGGAGAACCAGAGCTCCCTCCTCTTACCTTTGAAGAACCTAAAATATACCCTTGATTATGGTGAAGGTTAAAGTGATAAGTGATAAACCTAATAAGAGAATCCTAAGGTGTTCTGAAGGCAATAGAATTTGGTATCAGTTATGGATTACTAGGGCTGATATGATTTGTATAGAAAGATTCTTTGATGGGTATGGTGAAGTTAAGAGATGGTGGTTAAGGGACCTTCAGATATGGTATGTTTTCTTTTATGAGAAGAAAGGTGGTAAGGTTAGGGGGGTTCTGGGGAAGGATAGGACTAAGGATTTAATTAGGAGTATTCTATAATAAGTTGCCAGGGATATTGGGTCTCTGGCTTTTTTGTGTGTGCATGTGTGGTTGTGGGATATCTGGGTACCCCTTAATACGAGGTGTCAAAAAGTGGTGGTAGTAAATGGGGGGAACGGTTACGTTAAATTTAACATTCAAAAATAAAAAGTAAGGGACAAACATTTTTATTTGTCCCTTTCAATTTTAAATTAATTCAATCAAAGTAACACATATATCTTTGTTTTGCAAAACAAATAATTCGCTATCGTCGTTTTTATTTGCATACACATTGTAATAATCTGATTCAATTATTTTTTTGTGTCCGTCTTGCAAAAGCATTTTATCTAATGTTTCAAACGTTTCAGATAAACGCTTTTCTGTTTCTTCTTCGTCTTGCAAAGATTCACTTTGCATATCTAATACAGAGATATTTATTTGTCCGTCGCTCTTTGCTATCGAATGATTTAAAAATTTCTTTAATAGTTCTTTGTTCATAATCTTATAAAATTAATAAAGGGAAAGATTAATCTTTCCCTTTTGCAGTTAGTTACTTAAAGTTTTTTACAATATTCAAGCCTTTTGTTAGAACTTCTTTTTTAGTGTCCTTTGTATTTTCGCTTGCTATCGAAGCAAATGAAAAATCGTGTACTTTATAGACTTGTTTATAAAAGTCTTGAAAAGCTAAAACAAGTGTTTTTAATTCATTTGTTTTCTTTTCTTCTTTTGCTTTGCAAATCGAATCAAGCAAAGAAAAAGTTGTGTTTCTTAATTTTTTTCGATAAGCTTTCTTTTGCTTTTCGTTCAATTCATTAAACAGAGATTCAACGTAAATTTCTGTTTTCTTTCCCAAAGAAGTTTTTAAAAGTCCGTTTGTTTTTTCATTTAGATTTTTAAAAATACTATCAACTGATAATTTAATAGTGCTATTTGCTTTTGCTTGCGCTTTTGCTTTTTTAGCGTCTACTTTGTTTACTTTCACTTCTTTGTTTTCTGTTACTACATTCTTTAATTCTTCCATAATAAAATACATTTAGTTTTTAAGTTTATTTTATTATATCCTTTTCTCTATAAAACTAAATGATTTATAAGAAAAAGAGAAAAGGAATAAATTAATTTTATATTGTTTCAGTATGTCAAACATCGCTTTTTGATTACATTACAAAGATACAACTTATATTTTAATTAGCAAAATTTTTAAAGAAAAAATTTTTTAAAAATAGTTAATCAAAATTTTAAATATCTCTTTGCTTTTTCAACACTACAAAGATAAGAAATATATCTGAATCTGCAAAACATTTATAGAAAAATTTTCGAGAAATTTCTAAAAAATTATTTTTAATAATTTTGCATGAAAAATTTGCAAGTAGGTTTTAGGGGTTTGAATTGGGGGCATGGTTGTGGGTAGGTAATAGAGGTATATTGATGGATATAAGGAAGGGGTTGGTATAGGTACCACTTTAGAAAAAAGAAGGCCCCATACAGTCCGGTTAGTATTATCTGTATATTATATCATATAAGGCCATTAGGTGACTAGCAGGCTTTTATACCAATGCCCTGGGCCATGCAGGGAGTCCTATAGACCTAAGGCCCATATTAGGACATGGGTAAGCCTTAGCAAGTCCCACGATGGCCTAGAGTTAGGTTACATAAGAAAAGCCCAGTACCTAAGATAGGCTGGGCTTATAAGGTAACATAGTTAGCGATTAGCAGGAATAAGGTTGAGTAACGATAAAGGTACCTTGAGCATAAGTAATAGTAGGTTCGAAGTAATCGTCATCGAAGACATTGGATAAAGCACCTATAATGTAATCGATGTCGGCTTGATGGTAGGTAGTACCAGTAGAGAATACCCAAGTATGTGTACCTTGGTAATCTGTTACCGTAGAAGTAATAGATGCAAGGTATAACCGGTAATTCTTAAGAGAGCAGTTTTGAATTGCTTCTAGGATAGGTATGATATATTCCTGGTATCCTTCTGGGCTACTGATAATAGATTCATCATGGCCAGTAGAAATGATTACCATGTTAGAGGCAATAGGATAATGATTGAAGGTAATGTCATCCTGAGTTAGGATTTGGTTTGCATTAAATTGAATTGTTTTCATATCTGTATAATTTTAAATTAGTAATATGCAAATATAAGCATTTTATTTAATATAGCAAAATCCTAATCTATTTTTATAAATCCTACTGAGGCCCTTAATGGATTATGTCTTATAGCTCTATAACTTATTAATAATCAAAGAGTTACATAAAGAGTATCTCTTCTAGCCATTATTAGTTTCTTTCTAACTAAATATAAGGGCCATTAATAACATACTTACTAGTTTTATGTACCCCAAATGGCCTAAACCCTATTGCCAAATTACCCCTAATCTTAATAAATTTGAAGGCCATGAATGGTATATTTTAATGACTAATCCCCCAAATCCTATTGCCTAATCCTAACCAATATCTATATAATATATACTAATATAAAGGGCCATTAGGGGTCTAGGATTAAGGGGATTTAGGTACCCAAATAGGCCTTAGTTGTGGGCCTTTTAGGCAATGGGTCATAATGACCAAAGGCTATGAGACATATGTGTTAGATAGCTATAGAGTAGTGGTGTTGTATAGTGGTTGGTAGGTATCCTAATGAAGGCCATCAATTTTCGGCACCCCCGGAAGGCCTTCAAATTAGTATTAGTTATATGAATAGTATATATGATTATGATATTAGGTATTTGTATCTTAGGTATTTGTATTATGTAACATAGTTAGGCCCAGTACGATTTTGTTTATTGTTCATACTGGGCTTTTTAATTATGTATTTGTTTTTGTTTGGGGTGGGTTAGTGGTATTGGATTATGTGTAGGATTATGTAATAGGCTATTAGGTTTAGTATCCATAGGATTTGTTCTAATATGAATAGGTATTTTCTTCTTTTGGTTGGGGTGTGGGTTGTTTTATATTTAGTGTACCTCTTTTCGTTCTGTATCAGTTGGTAGGTAATGTATATTGCCCCTATTACCTTGAGTATGTGATATATAGTAATCATTTCTGTTTTGTTTTTAGTTTGTTTTGGGTACGAAGGAGTCGGTTATATTGGGAGTTAGGTTCACAGAACATGTGTCCGAAGTTACTTGGTCTTAGTTTACCTGGAGTAGGGAAATGTTCTGACCATTTATCTTGGCCTGGTATGTATATTATGTCTTTGTTCTTTTTCATTGGTCTAAGATTGCTGTTTTGAATCCGCTTGGTGTAAGTTCTTGAGTCTCTATGGATACTATGTCGAAATAGTTCTCTATGTCTTCTATAGATTTGAAGTGAGTGTTATCTTCTTCGTCACCGTATTCGCCTTCTACCATGTCTATGAGTTCTTGATAAGCCTTTTCTTGGTTATCCTCTAGTGAATGGTATACATCTAGTACTTCGTTATCATTTACGATTACTAAGGTTGTGATTTTTAGTTTCATTTTCCGTAATGTTTTAGTTCTTGGTTATATTCTGGGTATTTGTTCTCGTAGTAGTCATAGAGATAAGTATATTCGTCATCTCCTGACCAGCAGTCAAGGAAGTAATCATATTGTTCCTCGGTAGCTTGGGATGGGTGTATTCCCAATGTATACTTGCAGTAGTGTTCCCATACCGTTTTAGGTTGGAATTTATTGGTAGGGAATGCCATGACTACTAGAGCCATGGCAATTGATGTTAGGATTATAAGTTTGGTTCTCATCTGATGAATGATTTTAATAGGTTAATCATAAGCATGGCACCCTTGTAGAGATTGTCTTCTTCTTGGGCTTCGGCATAGTAATCGATGAATTCGGAATGTTCTTCTTCGTCGAAGTTTTCTACGTAATCTTGTAATTTTTGAAGGATTAGTGGTCTGTATTTTTCCTGTTCCTGGATAATGGAAGCACCGTAGAGTACCATGTCTAGTTCATCTATGTTATAATCAAAGTATTGGTCATCGCAGCCTCTTAGCAAATCCATTTGATTGAGGATTTCCATTAGGTCAAGTTCCAGGGATTCCTTATCGGCATAGGTATATACCCAGAGCATATCGGAACTGTTGTTTACCATGTCGGCATAATGTGGGTCATCTTCGGCAATTTCGAAGTCATATGTATTTTCGGCATGTGACATAGGCATTTGGCCTTGGATAGAGATAATATGATAAGGATTTTGTGCAATGATTGATGCAAGGATTGATGTTGATTTTAATGTTGTCATGATGTTATAAGTTTTATGGAGGGTAGTGAGCCCTCCTGGTTAATGTTAAGCAAGTTGATTGTTAAATGTGGTTTGATCATCTGGGTCAGGCCAACCCATGGATTCCTCCATGTATTCGGTAGTATAATCGATAATGGTTGCAGCATCGTCTTTGTTAATTGTAGCAACCTCGGATTCGATTTCCCGTTGGATTTGGTCGTAGTGATAAGCAAATGACCTCCGTATGCGTGCAGCAATGCCGGGGTATTTTTTAAATAATTCGATTAATTTACTTTCTTCATTCATAACGTCTATTTTTAAATGTTTATGCAAATATAAGAATAATATTTTAAATATGCAATAACCTTGATTACTTACTGAAGCCTTATAAGGTCAACTATTTCGATGGAAGAGTATGGCATACCTATAAGTTCTGAGATTATTCTTTTGGTATGATATACATGAAGGTGGTTGGGATTTAGTTTTACCCTTGGGAATATTAGATATGGCCTTAGTTCTTCAGTTCTGTATGTTATGATTAACTCTTCGCAGAACTTTTCATTTTGGCAATCGAAGGATACTAGGAATTTAGACTGTTCTAGCATATTATTAATATTAAGCAATGAGTATTCTCATAATTTAAAGGTTCTTCGCTAGTAGGATGGGAGGATGCACCCATTATTAGGATAATTCCTCCCATGACTAAGATAAGTATAATGTTAGGCTTCATGTAATTCCCAATATGTCATCCATAAGTCTTCCATTAGGTCTTCGACTGTATCCTCCCAGGAATCGTACCCGTCAAGATTATATTCGGCAATGAAGATAAAGAATGTATCCCCAAATAATAATCGTAAGATTTTGTCTGTAAGTTCTTCATCTTCGTCATATAGTTTGTTCTCTTCCTCATTTGTAAGTTCTGTATCTCCATTTAGGATAACGGATATTTGTTGCAGTCTGAGCAAATACTTATTGAGAGTATCAAGATCCTCTTTGGAACGTGTCTCTTGGAATTTAAGATAAGTCTTTGATGGTGTCATAGTTAGTCCTCCTCTGATTTAAATTGTTGATTCGTATGGGTTGTCAGAAGGTAATTCTTCAGCAAGTACTGATATGAATCCTTCCGGGTATAAAGTATATAGGATTCGATACCCATAATCTGAATGTGGCAAGAATACATCCATGATGTTTTTGAGCAATGGGTATAGTTTCCATTGGTTATCCTCTAGGAATCGTTTCCATTCATCCATTTCGCTAGCATCATAGTTAGCAGTTAGTTGAATGTGATAACGTTGTGTTTCCGTATCAATTGGGGTAAATAGGTTGGTGACTACCTCAATTTCGTTTGAAGGCTTTTTGTATTGGGTAATTGGATACCAGATACCTTCGTTTTTCCATTGATTGAGCTGGAATATTGTCATCCCAGATTCAAGTAAGTTGGTGAGTTTGTAAAGATTAACCATGTTGTTGTCTATTTTAAAATGAATAAATATATTTTTATTTCTCACTACAAAGATAAGAATAATAAATAATATATGCAAATATAACTGAGGTAGAGGCAGGCTCTTAGTTAGGTTAGAGTCCTGCCTCTGGGATAGATATGAAAACAACTGGTTAATCATCATTAAGAGAACCCTCATTTAGAGTTTCATTAAGTACCTCATTAAGGAGTTCTGCACGTTGTTCTTTTGATAGGCCATCCAGTGTTCCTTTGATTCTCTCTTTTAATATCCTTTTAAGAGTATTTTGGTACTGATTGATAAAGGTAATTGAAGAGATTGGTACTGGTATAAGTACTCTCATTTGTGTAGTATGATTACATCTGTCAAGTAATTCTGATAACTCTTTATGGTTATCCAAAGAATGTTGAATGACCATGGCAATTACATCGGGTTGTTGAACATCGGTACAACCTGAAGCATAGCGTACGATTCTATCAAAGGTTGATTCTGTAATGTCAAATGGCATTCCGTTTAAAAAGGATTCCTTAAAGTCAGGGTCCATTGTTTCTGTTTCTAAAATAGCTCTGATTTTCATAATTCTACTTCTCCTATGTTGTTAGCAAGTAAATAATCGTAGTACATATGTACGTTAGTATCTCCATAAGTCCTAATGTAGGATTCAGCATCCCCTGGGTCTGCTGAGACCCAGGGATATTCTTGTATTTGAGCCTTATGTAATTGTAAGGCTAGTAATTTTAATTCTTCTTCGTTCATGATATTCTGAAGTTAAGTTGGTAAACCCAATTGTTTTTATCCAGTTTGGTGAACGATATGAATTGTCCATCGCCATCAGTAAACTCTTGCATAAATCGTATGCAGCCATCAGCAATGATGTTTTCCCTTTGTCTGTCTACTGTTACCATACTTTCGAAAGTAAAGGTATAATAGCAGGTTTCATATACCCAGATCTGATTGATATCTATGCAGGGTAGCCTGTAGTTATCATGTAACTTGCATAGTAATTCAAATAGGTTGTCCTTTAGGTTTTCCTTTTCCTCCTCTGTAAGAGAGAAAGTGTTTTTGTAAGTAATAAATCTTTTAAGTACCTCGTCCAATGTCTGGATAGAGGGTTTAGATGTTGTTGTTTTCATATTTTTATTGTTTTAATTATTACACTACAAATATAAGAATTTTATTTTAAATATTACTCTATTCATGCAATTATTTTTAAATAGCTGAGGTTCTACACACAAGAAAAGGCAGTGGATTAGACTGCCTTGATTAGTTATTAGGGGTTATTAACTCTGATAAGAAGGTTTCTTCTTTTTGAAGGGTTTTACTTCCCGGGTAACTTCTTGTTTGTAGAAAGCATCGATGTTTGAATGAAGCATTTCTATTGTTTCCGGGGTTATGGTATCCTTTGAACTGTATAGAGTTTCGTAGATACTTTCCCATAGTTCATTTACCAAATGTTTTATAATGTCTTCTTTGACATCGGATTCTGGTTCAAATTTGATAGCAACTGTAACATGGTCAATGGTATCTCCTTCTAATAGAAGGCCTTTGAATCGAGAAAGGTCATCCGGAGCATTTAGGTTATCCTCCAGGAATCTTTCTATGGACATATCGCCTCGCATTAATTGTGAGGCATGTTCTGCTGAGATAGGGAATTCCTCTATGCCGAACATAGAATTTTCATTGTCTTCTGAGGTAAATACGATTTTTAGCATTATATTTTTGTTTTTAAACGGTTAATGACTTCTTTGTAGAATTGATTTATGAACTCAGGTTCAGGAGTTGAAGAACCTGGGTTAAGTTGTCTCCAATGGAATCTTACGCTGTTCTTTATTTCAAGGGCAAGATTATTGGCAGCTAAATCGAAGGCATCATTGTATTGAACAATCTGTAAAAGATTCTCTACGCATTTGCCGGCATCTCCTAAAGGTATGGCTTGTTCAATCATTTCGAATCCTTCTTCGTAAATCTCAACTGTATCAATGTAAATATCATCGATATGGTTAAGAGCATTAATTAAGTCTACGGTATTAACCGTATCGTCATCGTCTAATTCATTGGTAATTCTGAAAGCCTGGATGAAAGCATCTAGGATTCCCTGCATATCGGGGTCCTGTTCCTTAAGTGGAATACGTCTAATGATTCCAACTTGTTCGAAGGTTAAGTAATACTTGGTTTGCATAGTTATAAAATTTTGATAGTTTATTAATTCATGTACAAATATAAGAATAATATTTATATCTGCAAAAGAATTAATAAACTATCTTTAAATTACTGAGGCAGAGCCCGGAATCTGTTTAAGTCCCAATCGTACTTTCTGTCTCCTTTGTTAGTAAATACCCAAAGGTAATGGTCTTTGTATTCCTTTGATATGGTATTATATTTAGAAGTTTGAATAATGATACGATTTGGTTCGTATTCAATTAGTTCGGCATGTACTGTAGATACATGGTGGCTTTCAAGATTAAGTTTAGCCTTGAAATCTTTAAGGAACTCGTCCCGGTTTACACCATAATTATCTCCCACGAATTTAATGTAATCGTCTTCTACCTGTTCTAACATGGTAGATACTTTGAATCTAAATTTGTTCATCTTTGTTATTTTTAAGGGTTCGTAATTTCTCTTTGAGTTCTTCAGCACATCGTTCAATGATATTATTTACCACTACCAAGCAATCTTCATCTGCAAATGACATAATGATATCCATACATTCATCAAAGTAATTCTTGATTGATTGTGGGTTATTCCAGAGTACATCCCAGTTCTTGCAATAATTAAACCTGATGATATCTATGTATTCATTTACTGATACCTTGCTATCAGGTAGATAAGGGTATACCTTTGAATACATTGTTCTGAAATTATCCTCAATCTCCTCATTCAATCTAAACTCTTTGGGTAGAGCCTCATAATAGGAGATATCTGGAATGTAGAATTGATAAGCAAACTCCTTATCTGTCTGTGCCTCAATTCCTGGGTATGAATTAGCAAATAATACTGGTATCTTATAGAGCAATAAGTCTGGTACTCTATCATATATCTTGTAATGGTCCTGATATTCTTTGTACGCATTAACATATACCCGGTCATCATATATATGAAGTTCATTGAGTATCGTTTGAACTCTTGAATAGAAATCCTCTAACTCAAAGTGCATGGCAATGTTAAAGGTATCTTCCATACCCTCTAACTTTTGTAGAGTAATAAGTCTGCGGCTTTTGATTACTCTGATTTTCTTTTTCTTTCTGAATAAGTTGAACATGTGTTAAAATGTAAAGTTAATATATACGTCCTGGGAACCTTTCATGAATTTCTCATGGTTGGTGTTATCAAATTTGAAGCAAGAATATTTGCCTACTGAGCGTTCATATTCTCCTCTTACCCATACTGGTGCAGTAGTAGTGGATTTGAGTTTAAAGTAAGTACCTTGATTGATGTTCTTAATCTTGGTCTTTTTACATTCGAGGTCTAATGTTTCCATATATTTGTCTATTTTTAAAATTGATATGCAAATATAATTCTTTTAAATTTAATATGCAAATCCGTATATACACAACTGAGGCCACCGTTAATAGGTAGCCTCTAAGTTATTTTCTTTTGTTTAAGAATGATGCAGCAAGGGATGTATCTTCTTCTGCCTCTAGTATTTCATCATTCTCTAAATACCTATCCATCTCTGGGTCATATGAATCAGTATCAATCCTCATTTCAATCTCCCTACGCAATTCATGGTGTTCTTTAGAGGATATTTCCATAGCAGCCTTATAGTTATCGGTGATTTGGTTAAGTTCTTTCTTATTAAGATTAAGTCCCTCCTTAGACGTATCTACTCCCTCTTGCTTAGTTGCAACTACTTCAGGCAATGAATTGATATCATATTTGTCCTCTAAGAGTTTTGCTTCTTCAGTTTTAGTAAGTACCTTTTGAGATTCCAATACAATAGTTCTTGCTTCCTCTATTGAGATAGTATTCTCAGCATTGAGGTTATTCTGTTGATTGAACTGATTGAAGATATTAGTTGTATTGCCTCCCGTAAGATTACGAATAATAGATTGCAATGATGTAGAAGATTCCAACTTAAGCTTCAATGTCTTATTAACCTCAGATGAGATGAATGGAGTATATTTGCCTCCCTGGGAATCTCTTAAGATTTGCAACTGATGGGATATCTCCATTCTATCCTCTAATGCCCATGCTAGTTGTTCTCCCAGTAACGCGTTAAGTAATTCTTCCTGTTTATCTTTATCCCATATTCTAGAAGACAATAATCTATCTCTCATGAATACTCGTACATACTCTATGTCAATCCCTAATCTATTAGAGAATGAATTGATATCATAGGTTACTCCACACAAAACACCATTACCCATTAACCATTGATTAATAAGATAATTCTGTACCTTAACCAATGCTTCCTCTTCATGTGTCTTTTGGTATTCTAAAGCCATTGCAGTAGTACCCATAGGACGAGGGAATCTTGTTATCTTATCTTCTTTTGCCATATAAATAAGCCTTTCTTATATCTTTAGATTCATCATATCCTACTAGCTCTAACTTATAACATACATAGCAATTAATACTAGGGTTATAGAAATATGCCTTATAGGTTTTCCTTTTCACTGCCAAATTAAAAGAATCACCAGAGACATAATCCCTGGTGAAAATTAATTTATCACATTTGCCTATCGGAATACTGAGGCAAAGTTTCCAATCCTGGGCAATAAATTTATTGCCGTGAAGGTCTAGGATTTCCTTTGCCATGATTTCCCTTTTTATAGGTAGATTGTTTTTTGTCTTGTTCACTGAGGTATTCTTCTTTCCTTTTCTCAATGAACTTCTGAATATCAGGGAATATCTTTGCTCTTAGAGGTACTACCTGAGTAGCAAAGAAAGCATTCCATAGGTTCTGTGTAAATCCTTCGCCTACCTTAAGCTTAGATATTGCCCAGAATTTACTTTCGAAATTCTTAACAATTTCCCTAAACCTATAATAATATAACTTATGAGTCTTAGGATTAATGCCTATTGTGGTAGTTTGGCAATAATCTAGAAACTCTTTACCCAATTCGGAAATAAACTCTTCCCTTTTAAAGTCATAATTCTCTTGGTCGAGTTTAAATAACTTTACGTAATCTATTGCTTCCATATATTTACTCTTTAATTGTTTCTAAAGGATAAGCCTTTAGTGTTACTTTCTTGGTTGCATCCTGAACCTGGAATAAATATCCTCGGTAATTATCCTCATAATAGGAGGACCAGATTGCTTCCTTTACCCTGTACCAATCTAAAGTCTTGGCACCTTTGGGGATTCCTGTGATTAATAACATGTGAGGGTTTTCTCCCACCTGAATGTTAAAAATATCCTTGCCATCAAAGTTGCCTATTATTGCATAGTCCGGAAAGGTAGGGTATTCCTTTAATTTAGGATAAGGTACACCCAAACTATCTACTATGGTTTCAGGCTCTATAATTTGATTCTGAAATCGGATATTTAGTTTCGATTTACCTATGTATAGGTCTTTGACTATATTTGTGAACATAAATAGATAATTATATGGGTTATACCTTGGTCCTTGAAGTTATTTAGGTTAGTTGCCTTTTCCTCAAGCCTTTTTAATGTCTTTCTAGACTCGGTGCATATTCTTCTGGTTGGATTCCTAACCAACATCAGGATATTCTCTAGTGCAGGTTGTAAAGCATTAACTGGGCCTGCATAAAGTATCTCATGCTTCTTCCCACTAATTACATTGTATTGGGTTTTATAGGCATACTTACCTTTGATATAAACTACCTCGACCTTTTCTATTTCTTCTTTTCTTATGTTTCTTACCATAACCGTCTTTATTTACATAATCTGATATTTCGTCTAATTGTCCCAAGAGTAATGCCTGCACAAATATAGATACAGGCCTGAAGAAGAAGTTTCTTATGTTACTTGTGTTAATATACCAGTCGTATACAATAAAGAATTTCTTAATCTTCCTATGTTTAAGTGAACGTTGAACTAAGTAGGTTTTAACGCATTTCTTATGCAACTCCACCAACTCCTTGTCTTGCTTTAACATCTCCTTTGCGGAGAATATAGTGTAATCCATTTTTATACCTTTAGAAGGTTAATACAATGAGGAAGGTACTCTGGTGTTGGGTACCTTCCCTAAGAGGTAAAATCAAGCAACTTGTTCCGGCTTGAGAACTTTATTCTTGAAGTCCTCGTATGCCTTAGCAGCTTTTTTGTATTCTTTGGAGTTTTGGTCCTTGATACGGAACATCTCCCGTTCAAGTCTGTGAAGTTCATTGCGAGTTTGTTGTCTCCATTTCTTCCGGGCCAGAGTATCGGTTATATCCTCTGGGTATACGTATTTTACTTCCCGGTTAGAGATTACCTTTTCGATGATGGATGGTTTCTGTTGTTTTTCAACATCTTTTACTACCTCTGCTTTTTTAGAGGTTTTCTTTGTGGGTTTTGGTTCCTCTGGAGTAACTTGAACCAATTTGGCACCTACAAATTTCTCGGCAGCTTCTTTGGATTCTTCTACCAATTGAGCCTTAGTCTTTTTAGTTCCATTGGCCTTAGTAGTTTTAGACTTGGATGTAGCATCCTTAATTCCTTCTAATTGTTGAGCAACTTTGTTACCGATAAGGTTAGCAACCTTGTTTTCATTCTTTTTCATAACGTCTATATTAAAAATGTTTATAAATAAATTAATTTCTTATCACATTGCAAATATAAGAATAATATTTTATATAGCAATAAAATTAAAAGAATATTTTTAAATAGCTGAGGTTAATCGGCTAAGAAGTCGAAGATCTCTGGAGCATAATCTATCTCGTTTTCTGGGTCTGATAAATATTCGTCCAAGTTTTCGTTATAATAATCGAGTTCTGATTTAGCCTTTGGAGCAGGTACAAATGGTATACATTTTTCTGGGTATTTCTCTGCAAACTTAATGGCATCTTGATAAGTTAACTTCTTATCAGTATAGAATTTAACCCAGGTATGGGAGTATCCCACTCCTTTTCTAGTGACTTCGTATTGTTGATATCCAGAATTACTTATCTGGTAGATTTGATTCTCTGGAATGATTTCTGTTTCTACCTGATATTCGTATATTCTTTTCCCAAGTTTGTTTGCCATTTCCTGGATTGAATCCATTAATGACTTAGGCTTATCTGCAAATGAGAAACTGTATTTAGTTTCTGGTACATCGTTCTTTTTAAACGACGGAGCAGGACTTATCCTGCTTGCATCGGATGTAGGTTTTGAGCCTATAGCCAATCCAATTAGTATAAATCCTGCTAACCCTATGATAGGTAATTTCTTAAGACCTGAGTTCATAGCCTGTGGTTTTAAACTTGTTTCTGATATTAGAAGAAACGTATTTACCCTTGGACTCTGCAAGATGTAATTCATTGCAAATTTCTTTAGGTACACCATCATAACGGTAAACTTTGTTGCCTTTGAAGGCAATCCAAAGTTGTTTGTTTTTGGAGTCATATCCGTAGCCTTCAACGTTTGAGGATTCGCAAGGAATCATTTCAACTCCAGTGTTCAATTCAACTGATTCTAAGTATTCGTTCTTGTCCATATTAAATTAAATTATTAATGTGAGTTCAGGATGAAATTTATTAGTTTCTTTGTGTAATAGTTCCCATGCTCCGTAAACTCCTTGGGATAAATCATGTATCCATTCATCTTCCATTTTGAATAGGATATGAGAACAGATATATAATTGATATTCGTTCAGAGTCTTTATCAATTGAGGCATTTCGTATATCTCTTCGTAAATCTGAATATGATGATTGACTGAATCAAGCATCTCTTCATCGTTTATCTGTAACAACTTCCTGAGTAAATCAGGTTCTGTTGTAGTGATATTGTTTTTGATATTAGTCAATGCCTCAATTTGAATCTGAGCAATGTTCTTTACTACCTCTTTGGTTTCTGCATCCATTTTAATATTATTTTTCGTTATACAAATATAAGAATTTTATTTTAATAAATAATACTCTTTTATTAAATACTGAGGTAGAGGATCTTTCGTATAGCAGACCTTGAGAGGTTATACTCTTTTGTTAATTCATTGATAGTTGACCCAAGAGTAAATTTTCTACGTATTATTTCTCGGTCTATGTTCTTTACTTTAGCTCTAGGATTTTTATCTCCAATGTATCCTCTACCATCTCGTATACATTGCTGAGTATTTTCAGAAGGTGTACCCCAATATAAATTATCTAGGTGGTTATTACAAGGGTTATTGTCTTTATGACATACATAGGCCTTGTTTTCTGGATTAGGTATATAAACCATAGCTACTAACCTATGTATATAATGTATCTTCCCGCGTCTTTGAATAAACTTGTACCCTTGTTTAGAAGTATTATATTTAACTCTATGCCAAGAGTCTTTAGTAATATGGCCAGACTTATCATATCTACTCCAAAGTCTTCCATTCTTACTTATAAAGTAACCTTCTAGAAATGGTATGTTATCCTTTTTGATTATCATTAGCAAACTTAATATTTAACCTCTTAAGGGATTCATAGGCATTAGGAGATAATAATACATCTGGTGCCCAACGAAGGAAGAACTTTGAAGGTTTCTTATCTGGGTTAGTCATTAATTGCCTCATCTCAGCCGAGAACTTTAATCGTTCTTCTTCAAGTTGGTATTTAGGGAACTTTGTAAATTCTGCTTGAGAGAAAGATATGGTTTTCTTACCAACAGAGGCCCTTAACGGTTTCTTCCTTTCTTTATAAAGATACGGAACAATTTTCTTTGAGGGTCCACCAAGGATACTAAAGCCGAAGATGACCATTGGGTCGAATTTATCTGCCTTGGGGTCTTTGGCTCGTTTGATACATCTTGCCATCCAGGAGTATGAATTAGGATATTGCTTGTTGTCAGTGGCTTCTCCCACATCCTTACTGTTGAATTCGAAGCCTGGGAAATGAAAAAGAAAGTCCTCTGTAAGAATAAAGACAAATCCTAATTCCCTTAGATACTTAATAATCTCTTGTTGGCTCTTGCCTTCTTCAACCATTTTCTCTACATCTGCCAAGATATCTTCTCTTGGTGATTCAGTAAGTTGTTTACTACCAGTAGAGGGTCTTCCTCTTCCCACTGAAGGTTCTTTGATTGGTAAGTTACCTACGAGCTTATCTAAGTAATTCTTAAAGTTCTCGACATCTTGTTTATTTGTAAGAGTTACCTCTATTCTTATTGGTCCCTTATGTTGTACCTTTGGCCCTGAATTCATTTCTGTATACGCATCCACCAATCTGTCCTGAATGTATGAGCCATTATCTTCAAGGGTAGTGATACGTAGTTTGGGTTTGTATGTTTTCTCCTCCATAAAATCTTAATATTAAAAGTCATAAATCTTGGTATTAAAAAGAAAGGCCTGAACAAAAGTGATTTGCCAGGCCTTTACATCATTAACGAATACTTAATAAGATATGAGATTAATCTTCTTCTTTTTTGGCCTTCTTTTTCTTTTTATCTTTGGCCTTTTTGTCCTTCTTTGCAGGAGCAGCCTTTTCGGTAGCTTCTGCCTTTTCTTTCTTTTCTTTTTTAGGTTTTTCTTCCTTCGGAGCTTTACCGGCAGCCAGTCTTCTCTGTTCCATACGATATTTCTTCTTTTCATCGGAAGTCATTTCCCTACCATCAATGAGAGGATAATCGTATTTGGTAACTCGGCCAGCAGATTCCTTCTTTTCCTTTTTCTCTTTTTTCTTTGAAGCCTTTTCGTCTTCTTTGGCTTTTTTCATTTTTACCAATTTAGCTTCATTCTTCAAATCCTTTTCAGGATACTGGGCAGCGACTTTGTCTCTTTCCTTGTTTAGCTTATTCAAGAGTTCGGTAACCTTTTTACCATGTTTCTTGTCTTTTGACCAATCCTTTTGAGGGTCCAAGTTGTTCTCTTTGAGATAAGCATCCAATGCTTTTTTAGCCTTTGAAAGTTCCGGAGTCTTATTAGCCGGTTTGTCTTTCTTCTTGTCTTTCTTCATGTTTCTAAAATTTTTAAGTGGATTGAAATTTTCCTTAGTAATTATCCATAGTTATAAAATCCTAATCGAAGTAGGGATTTCCTTAATTTCTAGGATTTCTATACTTGCATTTTCGAGAGTGGCCCCAAGTTCTAAAGCATCCTGTATCTCTTGCTGAGTAAGATTGACAAATGTTTGTTCTGCAAGCATTTCATGTCCATCAGAATAATTAACATATTTAAACTTTACAGTACTGATAGTACCTTTAAGTTTTTTATCTAGCCTACTCTTAAAATCCTTAAGCCTACGTTTAAGGTATCGAAGATGAATTACATGGGTTTGGTATTTACCCGTCTTATGAGGAGGAGTAACCTTAATCATATACCGAGTATATTCCATATCTTTTAGTACAGCTTGAATACCCTGTATTATGGTTCTTAAATTCATTTCTTCCATGATGGTCTTGGTATTGGTTTATTTTCGATTGCCATTTCGGTTAGCATTTCTTTGGCTTCCTTGATAATTAATTCAGAGAGTTCCCTTTCTTCATTCGATAAGGGAGGGTTCATATTCTTATCTTCTAGTGCATTAGTATAATTCTGAATAAGATTATCTAATGCAAGGATAGTTATATTCTTTCGGATTTCTCTTTTGTCTTCCATAACCTATAAAATAAATAAAGCCTACTACCTTCTCAGGCAATAGGCTTATAATCATAATAAACTATGCAAATTATTAGCGAGAACATCGCTAATAATTACGGGATAGAAGTTTAATCTTCGTCACCGGCTTCCTCTTCTTCGCCTTTAGCCTTTTTAGCTTTCGGGTTGCAGATAATACCGTGTCCTTTTTTGGATTTTACGGTTAGGTTGCCAGGAACGAAAGTAACGGATGTAGAAGTTGGTTTGCCGTCAATAACCAGAACTGATGTTACTACCACTCCCTGATAGCCTTCTTTGTTCTTTACTGCGTAACCGTAGTTCTGAACTTCGGATTTATCATTGATTTTGATAACATCAATCTGCTTACTGTTGGGACGTTGTTCTGCAGGACGATTTTTCAAAGCTTCCATACGAGCTTTACGTTTTGCTTCTTTTTCAGCATCTTTCTCTTTGCCACCTTTCTTCTTGGTGTCTTCTTTTTTCTTAGTTGCCATAATCTTTTAAGTTTTAGTTTTTATTTAATAGAACAATAGTTATTTCTTTTGGTAAAGGTGGGCTATTGCTTTAGCCCAACCTTCATAGCCGGAGAATGGATTACTTCTTTCCTTTTTTGCCTTTACCTTTTGCTTCTTTCTTTGCCGGGAGTTTGAGACCCAATTCTTTGGCAATTACTTTGCGAAGTTTTTCGATGTCGTCTTCTTCGTAATCGTCCGGGTCTGTTTCGAGATCTTTGTCATCGCAAACATCTTCCAGTTCTTCGAAGTCCATTTCGGCAAGAGCTTCACCGGTCAATTCTTCTTCCTCTTCGTCCTCATCTTCATCGTCGTCCGAGTCTTCATCATCCTCGTCATCTTCCTCTTCTTCATCAGAGTCCTCATCGTCGTCATCCTCATCGGAATCTTCGTCATCGTCCTCTTCTTCTTCCTCGTCTTCGTCGTCATCATCTTCCTCTTCTGAAGCAAAGAATTCTTTGGCTTCTTCGGCAGACAACATAATGGGAGCCGGGATAATTTTTACTGAGCCATCCTCGTAAGTAATGATGATTGCACCATTAATCTCTTTGCGAGATACTTCCTTTAACTCTACCTTTTTGGTTTCTTTTTTCTTAGCCATTTTCGTAAATGTTTAAATGTTAATAATCAATAGTTATATCACTCTGTTATAAGTTTCTTGTATTTTCTTTCGCTTCCCGTAAGATAAGCAAATTCAATATTATATTGTTTTACCTCATCAATTACGGTCTTTAGTTCTTCTTGAGATTCTATCTTTACAGGTTCTGTATCGATAACTTCATCCTGGTCGTTATAGGTATTAACCTTAAAGGATTTACCCATGAACGGATTTAATTGCTTATGTACCTTTACTTCCGGTACTGGGTTTTTAGTTTCCATTGCTGTATTTAATTTTAATTATTCCAGGAATACCAACCTTACCAAATACTTCGGTATAGAATTTGTATTTTGGATTTTGCATTGATTTATAGTTATCAGCTAATCTCATGGGAAATACCCAATATTCATTTTCTAGCATCCTGTTTGTCATAATGTAGGCATATTTGCTTCTCATCCTATATTTGCTTACAGGAGTGAATCCTTGAAAGATTAAAGCTTTTACTAAGAACCTTTCTTTTGGTTGCCATCCCAAATGGTTTAAGGATTCATCATAAAAGATATCAAGCATATCCCTTTGTGCTTTGATAAATAGTACTTTCTGTATCGGGATATCTAATTTCTTTCTTAGGTACAAGGCCAAGGAACATACCAATGGGGGATATTGCAAAGAAAGGATATTATATTTATTCTTTTCCTCTTGACTCAGCCTGTTGTAAATCCTGTAAGATAGCAGAACGGATTTGTATTCTCTTCTTCCGGATATACTTGGAAGATATGCCTTCCCGTTGTCCATACAATTTTTGTGAGTACCTTTCATTGAATGCCTTCTTTCCTTTTGATTTGAAGACCCGGTGCATTTGAACCATGAACCTTCGTCTTCGGTGTTTATCAATTTTATATTCATCCGGGATAATAAACTTCCTGGCTTTAACTAATTTCCCTTTATACCAGAATTTAGTAGAACCAGATTTATGTCTTAGACCATTCATGTCTTGAAGTATTCTTATCCCTTGCCTAAGTAATTTCCTGCCTGATATGATATGAATATATTGAAGAACATCTACTCCGTACATATAAACCAAAGTCTTTTTTATCTGATACCTTGTGAAATAGGGAATACCGGTTAAGTGTTTCCGATATAAACTTTTTTCGGTAATATATTTGTTGGTTGTATCTGGTCTCCATGTCCATATATAATATCTATCTTCTCGGATTGGTTCCCTACTACTTTCCTTTAGTTTTACCATTGTTCATAGTCCTCCTTGCAGTTCTAAACCAAAGTGTTATTGATTTATCGTTTGCATCTGGGAACTTCTTTTTCATCCTTCTAGTTACTCTTTCTAAATCGTAACCCTTTGCAACTAATGACCATACATAGGATTTCTTAGTTCCCTTGATGAGATTAAATTCATCCCTTTCTCTTGGTGGTTTCTTCTCCCTTGGCTTTTTTATTCCTGGAACCCTTTTTGATTTCCTTTGCCCATTTTCCCCTTCTTCTCCGAGAAACCCAAGCCTTAATTTCGAATTCCTTAGAGGGTCATCCTTTGAATAACCTATGTTCTCTAATTGTTTATCCATCCAATCATCATATTGGTCAATTAATGATTTGTCTGGTTTGTTGGTTGACCTTTCGATATAACCAATTAAATCGAAAACTCCAGCAGCACAAGCATCAGGGAAAGGCATACCCAATACTATGGCTTTTCTTTTTAAATCCCTGTAAGTCATATTCCTCCCGGCTGAACCAAGGAAACTAGCTTTTTCTTTTGAGGGTGCTGGTTTATTCTTTTTGTTCTTTCTCATATCTTTTATTTTAATTTGTTGCAAATATAATACTTTTTATTTATATAGAAAAATATTTCTATTTATTTTTATAAAAAGCTGAGGTATCTGATATGCGTTCAGCAGCCGTTGATTTAGGCTTTTTCTTCCTTTTCTTTTTAACCTTATCGGCATTGAAGGCCATATCAAGTTTCTTAATACTGAATTCTATATTATTCACTTGATTATAGTTAACTGCTTTTTCCACGCAGCATCTGTACTCAGGCCAGAAGCGTTGTCCTAATTTTACATCAACTGTTTTAATCATAAACTTGGATACCATGAATCCGAATGTATCTGCATCGTCTTTCTTTTCGAATACATACATATAGAATCTACTAAATTCACTAACTACCTCATCTAAAGGTCTTACTGGCATTAGTAAATATCCATCTGTGTATAATTCTTCTGATATTAAGCATACCCAGTATTTCTTCTTACCAGGCTTTACTTTATATCTAAACCTTTCTTTCAGTTTTGTGTGCATCCATTCTGGTACTCGATTTAAAAGGTATTTGATATATATCTTGTCCTTCTTATTCAACCGCCTTTTAAATGCAGAAGGTTGTTGTAGCATCCTTGGTAGAATCCTAAAGTTATTCCACCTATCGAACTCTAGAATTAATCTCATTGAATCTAAATCCCATGGGTCTTCTGATTCTTTGAGTCTTTTCATATTCCTTTCGATATTACTATTGCTTACCTTTGAGAGTAAGTTAGAAGAGTCTCCAGTATATAGACTTGCTTCTTTCCTTGTTAATCTCTTTTCAATACATCCTTCAATAAAATCACAAAAGCTTCGTTCGCAAGGGCAGTCAGGTCGAAAAATAGAAGTGTGTAACTCGAAAAAATCAGAGAATAATCTGAAGAACTTTTCTGACCTTTCTCTGATTTCTAAATACTTGTAATGTGACAACTTTAAAATTTCACCAGCTTCCCATGAAGATTTGCTTTCGGATAACTGAAGGAATAAGGACTGCCTTTCTATTTCGTTTAAACAGTCCCAAGCTTTCTTCTGAGCATCATTCATAATTAATTCCTCCTAAAATCCATTATTCTATCTATTGATTCACTTGTTATCTCATTTGGGTCATAATCTTGGGAGTTAGCATATAACTTATCTGGGTCATAATTCTGGTACACGCTATAGATTACGTTATCAAAGGGTAACCATATTTCCATTTTACCCATTTCAGGATATAAAAGAAGTTGTACCATTTTATTTATGTGGTCTATACCTAATACCGTAGCATCTATTCCTTCGTAAGGATAACCTTTGAGTACTAAGTAATCGCCTATCTTAACATTCATCAAATCGTCTACAGAATATTTCTTTCCTTCTTTTGCCATTCTCTTAAACCTTTTAACATCCTTTCTGGTGCATGTAGCTACCAATGAGAAATCATCAAAGTCTTCAGAGTTATCTATTCTAGCTTTCTTCTTCCTTTCATGAAGAGTCTCTGTAGACTTTAACCAAGTTCTTATACCTGATATACTTCTCTTCAGTTTGTTTAGAAAAGGTCTAGAGTACGCTAACTCTGTAGGCATCTTGATAAAACCATAATTGAATAAGATTGGTACTTCTTCGAATATCATCTTACCCTTTGCGGTTTTCTTTAAAACGTTTATCGTAGGGATAATGGCACGTACTTTTTTATATCCCTTTTCTTTAAGTTCTTTATTAATGTTCTGATAATACTTTCGTTCTATGTAGAAGATACAATAAGAATAAGGGATACGTTTCATATTATTTCTTTTTAATGATTAACTTAGCTTGCTTATGTACTTGCTTATAATTAACATTCTCTAGAATATCACTTGCAAGAAATACATAAAGATTAACTGAAGTACTGATTGACATACTGGGTTTTTTAGATTGTACCCATATAAAATCTCCCAGAGTACCCGGTCCACCTTCTACTACAAAGAAAAATTCATTTGCAGGCATAGAGTTATACCTCATACATAATATAGGGAGTTTATTTGCCCTTTTAGCATCCTTACTTGCTTGTTCCCAAAATCTTAGGATATCACAAGTTTTATTGCCAAGCAATACATGTTCGAATTTGATATCTTTGTAGTTTTTACATTCGATGGATATCTTACATCGATGAGCATGTTTTTCATCTGTACAGGTTAAATCAGAAGTGGCATCCTTATTAGAATGCCAAGCTCCTGAACCTGCCCGATTCCTTTCAAATTTGAACCCAGTCCACTGAGTAAACCAGGCTCCTATTTTTCTTTCAAATCTGTTTCCTTTATTTTTTGAGTTCATAGGTTAATGTCTTGTAGTTATAACATTATAGTAAATTATAACTACTTAGGCCATTGACTTTTTCGACTTGCAGGATTTTCGTATTTGATAGAGGAAGAGAATCCAAATGGGTAATTAAGAATAGGGTTTTATCTGCAAAGGTATGTCTGATTAAAGATGTTACTACTTCTACGTTATCTGAACTTAGTGATTCGAATACTTCGTCCAAGAAGGCAAGGTTTATACCTTTAGACATTGTAAGAGATTCATTCATTGCAAAGGCCATTGCCACATTTACCAATTGTTTTTCTCCACCGCTAAGTTCATCGTAATCAATAATTTGCCCATCTCTTTCAATTAAAGTAAAAAATTCTTTTCTAGCGGTACCCAGGTCTATGTTAAATTCAATCCTAAATCCCAATACTTGAGAATATTTATCAAGGGTTCTATTTAACATATCCAAGGATGAATCGAATAAGTAAGCCTTGATTCCATTATTACCAAGAGGGTCATTGATTAACCAATTGTAGTTCTCTAACTCCAATTCTTTATTGTGGTAATCTTCATCTACCTTACGAAGAGTTTTTCGAATTTCCTTAAGTTTCTCTTTATATTTAGGAGACATAACCTTAAGTTTCTCTTGTTTGAGTTTTTCCAGCTCCTCGTCAATATCAGCAATATCAGAAGCAATATCATCACATTCTTTTTGAAGTCTCTTATACTTCTCATTCGTATTTCTCAACTCATCCAACCTACCGAGAGCATTTTCGTACTCTTCCTGAAGTTTATCCGAGTTTATAATCGCTTTGTAAATAATATCTACGCTCTCTTTAGCACGTTTGTAGTGGCCTTTATCTAACTGTATCTTTAATTTCTTTACAAAATCGGGTAAAGATACTCCTGAAACAGTACGGTTGTATTTTATTTTGGATTTAAGACCATCTACATAATCGGTATGTTTCTTAATCTTAACTTTAAGACTCTTTTCTACTTCATCTTTAAGTTGCTTTTGTTTTTTAATAAGTTGCTTAGTTAGGTCCTCCCTATCTTTCCTTAATTCTCTACGTTCTGATTTGATTTTCTCTTTGAAACCTTTCTCTCTTTCCCTTACA